AACCTCGTGGACCCCTCGTGATCAAACCCACCGGTGCCCCCGAGCCCAACTTCATCACCTATGGGGCGGTGCTTGGTTGTCACGATGGTGACACGATTGAAGTACTGCGCGATCTCGGGCATGACGTCTACTACAAGACCAGCTTCCGGTTATTGGGCATCGATACCCCGGAGGTCAACCGGCGGGCTGAGAAACAGTACGGACTGTTGGCCCGCCAGCACCTTATCGACCTGATCTCCCAGACGACCCAATGGTGGGAAGAAGAAACCCCATGGGGCAAGATTCGCCAGCCCATCCTCGTGATGAAATCGGTCGAAGCGGATAAGTTCGGCGGCAGGTGGTTGGGCGAGATATGGCTGCCCAAGGGCAAGGGCCAGCTTCAGCTTCAGATGATCGAAGACAAGTACGGTCGGACTTACGATGGTGATGCGAAGAAGATTTGGGACTTCAAAGGATACCCGGAGAGATGATATGAGTAAAAAGCATGATGATGACAGATATTTTCGCGATGCGTGGGCTTCGTTGGAAAAGACGTGCCCGGTAATTTCAAAGGCACGTGTAGTGTTCAAACAATTACCTGAGGGTACGTGGTCGTGCGATATCGAGGACGGGATGGGGGCGGGGGTTGGCGAGAACCGTTCTGGGGCACTAATACGTGCGGCGTATTCTGTAAACATGCTAGTTTTGGAAGAATTACTTTGGCTGAGGGAGTTGCCCAGATGAAATTCCTCAGGTCGATCCTCAGCAACAGCGACGGCACCGGGTCGAGCAACCGGACGGCCATGCTGTTGATCGTGGTTGCCCTCTTGGTCTGGACCACCATCTCGGTCTGGCGGACGGGCCAGGTGCCCGATATTTCAACTGGATGGGTCTCGATCCTCATGATCTTCGTCGGGGGGACGCTTGGGGGCAAAGCGGCCGACGCCATCACGGCGATCAAGGCCCCGGGTCTTGAGGATGAGGAAGAACCGAAGGCATGACAACCAAGCGGCACCATGAGGCACCTGAACCCGAGGTCACGGAATCCACTGGAGTCAATGGGAACGGTGGTCGCAGTTGGGGCGAGTGGTTCGCCCGCCAGGGCACGACCCTGCGGCAACCGAGCGTCTTGCTCTTCATGGTTCTGGCGTTCGTGTTCGGCGACATGGTGACCTTCCTGGTGGCCAAGTCGACGGGCTACGAGATCCACGTGCCCAAGGAGCGGCCGATCGTCGAGTGCATCCGGCGGGCCATCGGGATGAAGGAGATCGACGACAAGGCGTTCCGCGAGGCCGTGGTGATCTGTATTCCACCCGCGACTGACGAGTAGCTAAAGAAAAGGGCCCAGGGCGCCCAATCTTTTGATCACTTTTTGGACAGATCCAAAATGCGATTGAGAACAGCGACCCCATCTTGATCCAGGTACTCTTGAGTCGAGTACTCGTCATAGACCTTCTTGAGCCACCCGGCGATAAGCCGAAGATCACTTATCTTGAACAGCATGAGGTACTTTTCCCGGAGCTGTTCACGCAGGGAATCCAATGCCACCTTCCCCACCATGTCGCTTACGTATAGGGTCATGCCGTCGCCGTCCCACTCCTGTTCGACGATAGTATGTTCATTCTTACGGTAGTCGGAGTCCGTGGATATACGAAGTGATATCCGAGGGGTATCGATCGACTCGAATTCGTCGTCAACGGTAGTTTCCATTACGTCCGACGAAACTTTGGCGCCGATCCGAATATACTTTTTATCGATCAGGTACTTCAGCAACATAAAGGCGATCGCGTAGACCTCCGAGTTCTTGGACTTTCCGACTACACTCTTGACGAACTCGTCGATGTTCTCCTCGTACAGGGCCTCGGATTCCCAGGCAGCCTGCACCCAACCTTCCTTCAACATGTCAGCGAACTTACTCTTCAACTGCTTCGCGAGCAGAGGACGTATGTGTTCGTTGATAATATCATCGACCTCACTGTCGAGATCAAACTCCAGACTCATATGGATACTCCTTGCCTAGATTATGAAAAATAAAGGGCCAAGGGCGCCCTTCTGTTTCGCTGAATCGCAAAGCCACTATCACTCTATTCGCCAGATACGGCACCCCTGCAGTTTCCCTTCGGTGACATACCTGGACAAATATTTCCAACCGTTGGGGTTATGGTTGAATCCCCAGACTCGCCCACTTCCTTGACCGCTGTTGATGTTGGGGATTAGGAACGAGTCCCCAACCTGCATCGAACCTATGGGGTACTTGGTCTTGGATCTGTTGGCTGGGATGGGCACACCTTTCTCTACCTGGAAAGTCGACATTACTTGATCCTCCAGATACGACAGTCCACCGGCGGGTTACCGACGGCACGAGCGCAGAACCGCTTGGTGTTGTTTGAGAGTTTGCGGAATTTGCTACACCGCGACCTCCCGGCCTTGACGTCCACCTTGGGGATCACGAACGAATCCCCAACCTCCATCTTTTCGTAGGGGTAGATGGATTCCAACTTCGGGCGTGCTGGCCCGGGTATCGACACACCTGATTCAACTGTATAGGTAGGCATTGGTTACTCCTTTGGTTGCCTAGTTGAGGACACTGTTGACAATTCGTGGTTGTGGTCATCCTTTGTTGCCCCAGGGCCTTGCACAGCACTATCGGGCTGCACGTTGTAATCTTTCACCAATCTGGTTGTCTGTCATGGGCTTGGGCGCAGGGAATCCATCGAGCGCGATGCCGAAGTAGGGCATGCCCCCGGGCATGACCTTCCACATGTCCCTGGGCAGCAGGAACCTGCAGTACCCCAGGGCAATGCCCAGCAGCAGGAGTTGCTCGATGTGCCGGTGTTCGCCCCAGTGGTAGCCGTCGCGCCGCAGGCACGCCTGGAGGAACGACCATCCATCGCCGGTACCCTGGTGGAATTGTTCCGGCAGTTGGCTGAGCATGTCCCGGACGTTCTGCCGTTGGGTCTCGAGTTGCTCACGGCAGAACCCCACGTTGGTTATCACGCCTGCGGCCAGCACGACATAGTCCGGCAACGGGGCGTCGGCCGCTTGGATCCGGCGCAACTCCTCCATCCTGGGGTCTTGTTCTTGGAACATCGAGGCTCCGAACGCCTGCTTCACGTTCTCGGCTGTAAGCTCATACATTGGTTTCTCCTTTGCAGATTGAAAAGTTGTTTTATTTCGTTCAAGTTCTTATGCGCACCAAAGCGTCTCGATACACCTGCGGTGCTATACTGACGTCGTATGGCTCGATACGTTTGGATCGTGTTGGCAATCTTGCTGGTGATCTTGGGCTACGGGGTAGCCAGGTACTACCGTGAGGCCGTGGCGCTCCAGGAACTCCTGTGGTTCAAGGACCGGGATAGCGCAGAGGTCAAGCGCAAGTACGACCGAGAGATCACGGTGCTGCGGGAAACCGCTGACGATCTCCGGCGGCAGATCGAAGAGGCACCCGCGGTCTCGGGTGCCAAGGTCAGGACGATCGTGAAGTATCGTGATCGTGAAGTCGTGAAGGACGTGACCACGGCGGTCGACCTGCCGCCCGGGTGTGCCGAGTGCCTCGCGGCCATCGAGATCCCGTACCATTTCGACAACTCCTACGTCGTGCTGGACGACACCCTCCGGTTCAACCCCCTGACCCAGGCGTTTGATTCGGTGGATCGCAAGTTCGTCCTGACGGATCGGTTCAACGATGCCGTCGTATCGACGGGGTTGCAGAACTTTGTCCAGCACGATGACCGATGGTTCCACGTCCGCTGGGCCGTGGGGGTGGACTACACCTGGGTGCCGATGGATAGGTTCCCTGGCCTTGGGGTTGGCCCGGCGGTCGAACTGGTGAATCTCAAGAAACTCCTGGGGGCCGAGGTGGGGATCAACCTTGCCCTCATGGTGGTGCCGAATGATATCAAAGACTCCCACGTGTCCGCGGTGCTGGACTGGAGGGTCGTGCGGAACGCCGCCCTGGGGGTCGGGTATGGACGTTCCATAGGTGACAACCTGGTGGCTGCCCAGGTGGTATTCTTTCCTTTCGACTGACCATGCGGGCCGACATCACGAAGTTTCGGGTCAAGATTCTTCAGACGATCGATCGTGTGCCCCCGGGGTTTCGTGACCACGGGTGGACCGGGGGCATGCTGGTGGCCGAGCTGGGGATCCCGGAGACAACCTTGCGGCGCCACGTCAGGGCCCTTCGGGACGCGGGTCTCGTGCAGGACAGCATGACCGGCTACCGATTACCCCCGGGCGTTAGCCAACGGCTCGATCTTGTCCTCCAGGCCGCCCGTGAGGGCAAGGCCCTGATGGTTCCCCCGGCCTAGCTAAAGAAGAGGGGCTGATGCCGCCCCCCTTGCCACTTGACCCCTTGCCGACCATGGCGGGCCGGATTGTTTCCTACGCACCAGAGCGCTTTTGACCAGGGGCCGATGCGTAGCCCAGTGGGTTGCCTGGGTCTCCTATTTCCCCTGGTCTAGAGTTTGTTGTCTTTCATCACCATGACGAAGAGCTTGCGGAAGTCCTGGCGGTTTCCCCCAACTCCCTGGCGCAGCCAGTTGTAGAATTGCTTCCGCTTGGACAGCCGGGCCGCCGGCGCGGGGTTGATCGCGGCCTCGGCCCTGCGGTAGTGCCGGACGCCAGTTGATTCTTGCTTTATCGAACGGCGGCGCGATACTGCGTTTTCGCCAACCATCTGGCCGTCGCGATATCGCGTCCGCAGGCGCCCCTGGACGACAGTCTTGTCGCCGTTTCGGTGCTGGATAATCTTCATGTGGTCTCTCCTTTGGTTGGCTGTGTTTCTTTGCTTGCCATCATGCTGGCGGCGTAGGCCTCCAGAATCCAGAGGATCCGGATGCCGAATTTCTGGAAAATCATCGAGAGTTCATCCCGCAGGGGCCGGGTGTCCTCACGCTTCGACACTTCGTTCCAGTATTTGGCCATCGACAGGACGGTCGTGGCTTCCTCGGGGGTCATGATGTTCTTTTGGTTCATACGTTTCCTTGTATCGTGGTGATGGGTAGTTGGCTCGGGTGTGGGAAATCTGCTGGTGTACGGCGCTCCCACTCCTTTGTACCTTGGGCTCGCTCTTCAGCCGTCCATTGGCGCTGAAGATGTCGAGTCATCTGCTGTTTCGTACTCTTGTCCAGTATTTCGAGGTGGACCAACCGGGTGGATGTTTTCTCTCGCTGACCCGTGTTGACGAATACACGACCCGTCAGCGGATGGACGCCGGCATAGTAGAAGGGCAGGTTCCCCACCATGCTCCGCAGGATACCTATACTCCTTTTGGTTTCGTAGATGTACCAACCCACGTGATCCCATAGGTGTTTGTCGGTCGTGGCGGCAGCGTTGAGATCAACGATACGGTACAGCAGTCGATGGTTTGTTTCTTTGGTCCCCATTACATCTCCTTGGGTTGAGAAGCTTTGAAGGCCATTGGAAGTAGGGTGTAGAAACTCGTGTTGTGTAGCCCTTTATGAATCGTCCAGTAGCGACCGGTGCCGTTCCGCAAGAGGTTGAGTGTGATCTGCTTAGATATACTGATCTGCTGAGTTGCCTTGATTATCTCTTGTTGGTTCGGTGCGTGTCCGTGCTGTATCGTGAGTTCGGCGATGGTCATTTTTAGTGTTTTCATCGCGTCGTTGTTTAACGCCTTACCCTGCTGTGTCTTGATGTCGAAGGTAGGGTTTTTCGTAGGGGTTACGTAAGGGATAATGCTACGGAACACATTGCAGATGACACGGCCTCGTGGGCTGAGCATCACAAATTTCGTGACGAAAAGTTGAAGCGCTATACCGACCGCGATACCCCCTAGGAGTGATTGAACGGATACATTGTTCGCTGGGGTGCAGCCGGTCATCCAGATCAGGATCCAGGTGGTCCCGGTCACTAGGCAGGCGTTAGCCCACTTGTATTTTGACGGGTTCATTGGGTTACTCCTTTGGTAGCAGTTGATTCAGCCGGATGGCTTCTTTGACCCCTGGGTGATCCCGGGGCTCATCGACACGCACGAGCTGATATCCTCCAGGATAATGGGCCTGGTACAGGTCATGCTTACTTTCGCTCGACAGCCCGATGTCATGCCAGGCCCACATGTCGGTACTGGAGACGTGGCCGGCCAGTTGGTGCCCTGATTCCGCCAGCGCGACCGTCCTGACCCAATCGGTTCCTTCGCCCGCGTTGATGAAGACGTATATCTTGGGCTTCAGGGGATCCCCGATGGGTTCGAGTTCCTTCTGCTTCTTCTCCTCCCAGGCCGTCAGCTTTTCTTCCGACCCGTGGGAGCCGGCCGGCAGGTTCGTGTAGCACCACTGGACGATGTCGAACAGGTCGGCCCGGTTGTCCAGGTCGGCTACGGCGAATGCCCCGAACAGGTCGTTACACAGGACACGGGTCAGGAACCCCCCGGGCCGTAGCCCTTGGGTTGACCAGAGTTCCAGGGCCTCGATGTTCTCTTGAGTCATCATGCTGCCACCTGGGCTGTATCTCGGAAATCGTGGTGAGAGTGAAGTGAGCCCCAGGTGAGTTCAAGCACCAGGACGGCGGAAGTCCCGTCGGGACAGGTTTCGCTGATGGCCTTCTTGGCCGTTGGGAATGGCCCGTGCAACTTGCACCCAGATAGTGGGATCGGGAGTACCGTCTTGCCTCCATGCTCGATGAACTGACAGACCTGACCGAACCCGTGGATGTTATCGTTCTGGTCAAACCTTGCGACGAAAAACATAGCAACTCCTTTGTAATTGGGAAAAGATTTTGTTCTCTCGAGTCCTTATGACGACCCAAGAGTCCCAATACACTGGCGGGCGCCGCGGTTATGTCGAGAGGATTCGAACGGCTTCGTTGTAACGTCGAGCGCGATCTGCAAGCCCGTGGTCTCCGCCGTTGATCTTGCGGGTCATGTTGGTCACGTCCCCTTGATCCGCCAGGGCGCTGAGGCCGCGGGCGTTCCAATACCACGTGGCTGACAATAGCGCGGGCTCCTTGTCCAACAGGATTTCGGGTGTCTTGACGAGTCGGTCGTCCCCGTAGATGGCTTTGCTGCAGGCAAGGTAGTTGTCCTTCCCAGTGAGTTGCACCAGCCCGCGACCGCGGAAACGGTATCCGTCGCCCGAGGTCTCGGGCCCGTTGCCCATCCGGTTGGCATAGACCTTGTTCGCGATCTTCTCGGGTGCCTTGGCATACGAGGCTGCCAACGTCACGCTGGTGAAATACTTGGGGAACGTCTTGGCAAGACCGTCGGTGCTATAGTTGAGGTTTTCCTGCAGCACTTTGAAATCACTGGACTCGTGGGCACACTGGGAGAGGAACCCCGCGACCCTTTTGATCGACGTGACCTTGGCCCCAGGGAGTACCTTGCCGATCGGTTGAAACCACTGGCCACCCTGGGGGTTACCCGGGAGGATAGCCGTGAGCTTCTTTTCGGTGAAGGGGAAGTCGAACCCCAGGGCTGCGGGTTGGACGGTCGGGGGGAACATGGCGTTCCATGTGGTATCGTCGATCTGTCCGGTGGCCGGGAGCTTTTTTACGGTTTGGAATTCCTTTACCTTGCCTTCGGTGCCACCGCCGAACTGACCATCGTCCTTGATCCCAAGGGCCCGTTGGGCCTTCCGGACATTCTCGATAACCTTGGGATCCAGGTTGGTGATCCCGTCGCCGCGTTTCAGAAACATGGCTACAGTATACCCCAGGGAGCTAAAAAGAACTGGGGGCTATCCCCTGGTTCTTTCGGGCATTCGCCCGCCGAGCTCTTGGATGAGCCGGTTGAGTTGTTCCTCCGTGGGTTCTCCCACGAGTTCACGGAATGTGAACTGGCAGATGTCGAATACATCTTCCCGCGGATTCTGCTGAACACGTTTCCGTACCTCATGCCGGATGATCGACATGGTTTGTTTATCGATTTTCACTTGGCTACCGGTTGGTTAGGGGTTGAGGGTCTACAGGTGCATTCGCGGGCTCGGCTGTCCTCCACCCGGACGGTCATGAGGGACCCGCCGGTCATGAGGCATTGGCGCCCGCAGGCTTCCAGGAATTCGACCTCGTGGTTTACCGGTCGCGTGACCCAGACGGCCGCCACGACCGCGAGGCTAGCGATCGCGATGCTGATGGCTTGCCACATGGTGTCCATGTTGTAACGCTCGGGCCGCGGCCGCGAGGTCTTCGAGGTCTTGATTGGTCATCTGGATCGCGGTCTCCATGACATCATTATCCTCGATTTCGAACGTCTCGGCCGCCAGGCTCGCGAGGTATGGGTCACTCTCCAGGATGTCGAACCTCCGGAGCACCGGGCTCATACTGCCACCCCGATGTCCTGGAGCCGTTGGGCAGCCAGTCCTTTGGCCACCTTGAGATTCTCGAGGATCTCGCGTTTCTGGTTCGTGAGGGTGGTGCCCTTGAGGAACTGGGTCGTCGCGATGATCCGGATGGCCGCGAAGTATACCCCCGTGACCACGATGTCCATCGGCACGACCTCGGGCCCCAGGTCGATACCCACGTCTTGACGGACCTTCTGGTACCCGACCTTCATCTCGACCCAGCAGAGCATGGGGAAGAGGACAATCCAGAGGACAAGCGACACGGTGATCCACGCGATCTTGGTGATGATGTTGTTGAACAGGTTGTACATTTGGTTTCCTTTTGTTGTTGATGATTCCATAGTGCCCGGGGGCAAGCGAGTGCCCACCCCCGGGACAAATGAGCGAGGGGTCAGTCGGCAAACAGGCTGTAGCCGAAGTACCCCAGGACCCCCGAGAGGATCCACAAGCCCAATGCTGTCGTTTTGTTCATGATCTTTCTCCTTGTTGGTTTTGGCGAGAAATAATTTCCTCGTTAATTCCTTATGACCCCTCTGGAGAGCCAATACACAGGTACGGTATAATGGCTCCATGGGTACGTTCCCATGGATCAAGGTCGCGGCCCTCGGGGGCCTTGGGGCCATCCTCCCGTTGATCGTCGAGTTCGTGGGGCTCGACGGCGCCGCTGTCGCGGGGTTCCTCGCGGCCCCGGACGCCGCGGTTGTGCTTGGCCATGGCATCAGGGCCACGGGATACTTCTTCATCGGGGCTCTGTGGACAGGACTCCAGTACAAAGATCTGGTGAAGCCGAGCCATGCGGTTCAGCTCGGGATCGTGGCCCCCATGACGGTCTCGGCCATGTTGGCCGGGCAGGCCAGTGGGCCCGAGGCCCAGGGGCACCAGGGGTATCGATTCACTGGGGTTGCGTACGCAGAAGATTCTTCAACACCGCCCACCAGGTTCCCCAAGCTTGAGTTTGGTGACCGTATGTTTCATTCGTTTTCCCGCAAGACCCCGGAGGTCACCTGGTGGGTCATGAGCCCCGAGGTCACGGCCGACCAGGCCAACGGCTTGATGCTCAAGCTGGCGCCCCCGCCAGTCCAGGGGAAGAAGCGCAGTACCCCAAAGGATACCCCATTGATTCCCAACATTACCCCATTGGTCATCGGGCCTCACGAAGATCAAGTAGGCTACGTGGTGGTCCTGGGGCATTCAATGGGCAGGTCGGCGGCGGAGCAGTTGTTCGCCGCGGTTCGAAAGATCCCTGGGTTCGAAACTTTCCGGTTGGTCTCGTTCCCCAAGGTACAGCCGTAGTTGTTGTCCAATTGGCCAATCTGCTAAGCTGTAGTTCACATGAGTCTGGCGAAACGAGCATCCGACTACGCCGCGGGGCAGCCCGAACAAGAGGATCGCGCCCGTGGGCTCAAGAACGTGGCCCTGGTGGGCGGGGGGGTGCTGGCCGGTACCAAGTTGACCAAGATGATGCTAAAACGAAAGGGCGGCCAGGGGGCTGCTAACCTGTTGCTTCGTGCTCGGAAGGGTCGACCGGCCGTCGTGAAGGCCGAACGAGTATTTCGTCCGAGCTTGTTTCAATACACTGGAAAGGCGAAAATATCATGAGCCTAGCTATCAAGCTCTCCAAGGAGGCCCAGGGCACCACCGTGGTGTACGGGGGTCAGCAGGAGAAGAGGCCGAGCCTATTGGGCCGAGTGGCCAAGGGGGTGGCGCTCGGAGGCCTGGCCCTCGGGGGAGTGGCGGCACTTCGGAGCGGAGCCATCGGGGCAGGGCGTGCGTCCTACGGGATCCGGAGGGCCGCGGGCCAAGGGGTAGGGGAATCGTTGGGTGGCTCGGCCAGGCACGGGGCTGGCCTGATGGGCGAGGAGATCAAGTCCTGGGGCCAGAAGATCAAGAGTTCCGTCACCCCGGGGGAAGGCGCGGGTCCTGTGCCGGCTGCAATTCGGAACGCCCGGGCCGCCACCGAGACCCCTCGGATGCGGAGGGCGAGGCAAGTGTTTCAAGGGACCCAATCGCCTAACCCCGCGACCCTTGGGACCCAGGTGTCTGTTGCTGCCAAGGGTGCCCGTAGGGCCATGGCCGGTAAGGCCGACCCGACGTCTCTTCGGTATCGACTGTTTGGCAAGGGGGCAGACATGACCTCGGCCCTCGAGTTCATGCACCTGTATGCTCAAGAGAAGACCGCGGGCCGAGGGCCAGTGGTTGTGACGAAACCGGTGGTCCAGCCGCCTACCGAAGACAAACTTGAATCCGCGCTGGATTACGTGCGGGTCAATCAACTGGGCCAAGGGGCCGCCACCATGGTCAAGCAGGAACATGACCACTCGTTGGCCCGCCGGGCAATCCAGAACTCCATCTCTCGCTAAGCGGGCAGGTGATCCTCGGCTCGCCTCGGCCGTCGGGTCCACCATGGCGGCGAACCCTGGGCTCAAGGGTCCATTGGCTCGCGTGAGGGCCGGGGCCTTGAGTGCAGCGGACTTCATGGCGCTGTATGGTGGCCAGATGCGAGGAGCGTTCCTGGGGGCCAAGGCTAAGCACGGGCCACGACATGGCTTTTCGAACAAAAGTGTGGCAGACTATGGCAAGAGCCTTACGGAACCTTAAGTTTCAGTTTGCACTCCGATGAATCCAGACTACAATCTCAATGGGAGCACAAGATGAAAGCATCACAAGTGAATCGTGGCGTGGCCTCCAGCCTGATCTTGGGACATCTCAAGGCCGCGGGGTTTGTCCAGAACCAGGGGAAGGACCAGGAGAAACGAGCCAGTGGCCTTGATCCCAAGGTGAAGCTTGGGCTCCGGAAGGAAGCGGAATCCAGGGTGTTGGAAACCGTGGCGGTCCAGATGTACCAGGACCCCATCCTCGCGAGAATGCTAGAGTCGGGGTTCATCAAGCAGGCGGCCCTGTTGGCCGAGGGCCGGTTTTCAGACTGCGAAACCCTTGACAAACTAGCGTCCCTCGGGCCCCAGGGGATCCAGAAGGTCGCGTCCCAAGGATTCGAGCGCCTCGGGGCCGTATGACCGAGGAATCCCGGGCCTCCCGGGAGCACGGGCTCTGGGAAGCCTGGCGAGCCAGTGGGAAGCATCCCTCGGCCCTCCGGCCCCTTGTCAACTCATTGGCCCCCCTGGTTCACAAGACTGTCAACACCTACGCGGCCGCCGATGTCGCGACCCCGGCGCTCCTGACCCAGGCGGAGAACCAGTTGATCCAGGGGCTCCACAGTTACGACCCTACCAAGGGGGCCACCCTCTCGACCCACTTGAACTGGCAGATGCGGGGTGTGGGTCGATTTGTCGAGAAGCACCAGAACCTCGCCAGGATCCCGGGGTCAAGGATTCGGCACATTGGCAAGGTCCAGTCGGCGACCAAGAGCCTGACGGAGTCGCTTGGACGTGCCCCCACGTTGTCCGAGTTGGCCCGAAAGTCCAAGGTACCAAAACATCAGGTCGAGAAGCTCCAGCGGGAGATCCGGCCGGTCCATATCCTTGGGATGGATCTGGGGAGCGAGGGCATGACCCTGTCGGACCTCGGGACCGGGGGCTTTAGCCCAGATCGTGAGCGTCTTGAGTTGCTTTACCCAGACCTTACCCCGATGGAACAGCAGGTCGTGGACTACTCGGTCGGGCGGGCGGGCAAGCCGGTGATTGAGTCGACTGGGCAATTGGCTGGCCGACTCAAGGTCTCGCCTGCTAGAATAAGTAACATCAGGGCCTCGATTACCAAGAAACTCATGAATCTCCATTGGATACGCTGACGTGCCGGTCGTAAGTAACACGGCTCTCGTGACCTTCCAGGCAGACTTCCGAGCCTTCGTCGCGGCCGAGAGGTTGCGGTTGGAGCAGGACAAGAGTTTCCTTCAGGAGATCAAGGTCGGGGAGGAAGAGACGTCGATCGCCGAGTTGTCCGACAGCTTAGCCGCGGCCTCGGGTAGTGAATTGGAACAATTGCTCGGAGGAACATAAAGATGGCCGTGACGCCCACAGAAATCATCCTGCAGCCCAATAGCCCCGAGACCCTGATGGTTGGGTCTTCCATCAATGCGTTTGTTCAGCACCGGGTGATGGGCCGCAAGACCGCGGTCACGGGAGCGGACAACACCAGTGCCCCGATCGAGCGGGTGGGGGCCGAGGTCGTGACCATCTATGTCGCGGGAACCTCGGGGGATGCGTACGAGATCCAGGCAGCCTACAGACCCGTTTACCTGGCAAACGGTACCCTTGATGTTGCGTCCACCGGGTGGGTGGCCCTGGCCTCTGGATCGATCCCTGCGACGGGTGTCGCGTCCCAGAGCTTTCAGGACGTGATGCCGGCATTTCGGGTCAAGCGTACCGTGGGGGTTGGGGCCTTTACCGTTTACGCATGGTTCATATCATAATGCCTTTTCTTGCTAATGATTTTGAAATCTCGAGCGCCTTTGGCCCGAGTTACTACGGGGTTCAGGATCTTCCTGAACTCGAGGCTTTGTCACCCCCGGGGGACAATAGCTTCGCTTTTGTCGAAAGCGAGGGTTCGTGGTATTTCTACGATGCCCTGAGCATCACGGCGCCCTCAAGCCCCACGGTCATTGTTCCGGATGCCATCACGCCCCCGGATCCTGGCCGTTGGATCCAGAGTTCCGCTGGTCCCCCGCCGCCCCATAGCCACGTGATGACCGATATCTCTGATCTCGACGCCTCGGGGGTTCCCTATGCCCCAGGGGTCGTGGGGGATTGGGCTTCAGTCCCCACGGTCGTGGCGGAGGCGTTGGACGAAGCCATCAAGCGGCGCTTGAATGTTGTCAACACCGCGGTGAATTATTTGGCGACATTCAGCGATGGGTTGATCCGGGTGGCGGCCGCCGGGGTGGTGATCAGTTTGCCCGCTAGCCCGGGGGCAGGAGATGTTGGACGCTCCATCGTGGTAAAGCGGGTCCACACGGGTGCCACGTCGTCGGTTTCTGGAAATGGCAACACGATCGATGGATCGGCCAGCAGGACCCTGGTGTCCAGGTATGATGCCGAAGTTTACACGTGGACCGGTAGCGAATGGGATGTGAATTAAATGTCACACAAGACACCCACGACGATCGCTGAAGAACTGCCGGCCAACAGTATTGGCACCACCGACATTCTTGACGGTGCCATCACGGACGCCAAGTTCCGCAACAGCCAGGCGTTCTCCGTCATCGGGCGTGCCCTGGGTTCCGCCGGGGTGCCGGCGGACATCGTGGCCGCCGTGACGGATCGTGTCCTGGCCTACAGCGGTGGTGCCCTGGTGTTCCAGCAGGTCGCCACGGCGATGCTGCAGAACAACGCCGTGACGAATGCCAAGTTGGCCCAGATGGCGGCGAACACCTTCAAGGTCAACAACACGGGGTCACCGGCTGATCCGGTGGACGCCACCGTGGCCCAGGTGTTGGCCATATTGGGGATCTCGGCTGGCAAGCGATTCATTACTATCCCGATCTACGGGGCCTCGGGGTCTGGGAACGTCTTTGGATCGACAACGAGTACGTCGTACACCGTGATCGCGAGGTTTCTGTATCCTGGGTCTACGACTTTTGGTACGCCCTCGGGCATTAAGGCCGATTTGTTTTCGAATAACCCAGGGGTGAGGGGTAACATCAAGGTGCGGGACGTCACCAACGCCCTGGATATCGCGGTAGTGTTTGGAAGCTCAGATCTGCCCACGACCCCTGGGATCATAACCCTCGGGGCGATATCCAATGTCCCGGTGTCCGCGGCACTTTTCGAGGTGCAGGTACGCCGCACCGTTGGGGTGGGGGCTGACGAAATCAGATGTTCAACCGTAGCGATGGAGTTCTGACATGACGTTGAAAAAGTACCGTAGACGTTGTAGCACCGAGGCCGGGTATGTGTACTCCGATTTTCGTACCGACGCCCAGGGCGCTCCGTCGGTGTGTCCCAACGACTCCGCCCACACGCTGGATCCTGAGGACGAGTGGGTAGTGGTCGAGAGCTACACCCAAGAGGTTCCCATCGGCGCCGAGAGCGGTCAAGTGTTGGTCAACACGGGCCAGCACAGCCATGGATACGCAGTCCATATGAAGGGCCATCGAATCGTGATCCCCTCGGGGTCGGCGGTAGCGGTAAAAGACTACTTCAAGTTCAGCAAAGGAGACCCTCTTGTCGACTACCCCGTGGAGATATTTTCTGGTGCCATTAGGGTATCGGGTGCCCAAGACGGTGATATTATCGACGTCGACATGGTGGTGAAGGACGGCGGCGGCCCGGGAGTCGATATCGTGGCCGCGAGTTTCTTGAGTTCGTTTTACCCCAACGGAACTGCCGTCGGGGTCTACGAACTCCATGATTTCGTTCCGCCCGACAAGGCCAAGCTGCTGCCCGCGGGAATATACTTGCGGACGATCTACACGCCGGTGGCGGCACTGCCCAACGATGTCGTGGTCAAGGCGTTGGTCACGGCGTTCAAAGACCCGTTGGTGTAGGGTGGCCGGGGGGGCGTTGTCTGGCTTTGGGTACCTGTGGGGTATTGCCGTCAGAAATATCGGGTATAGGGTTTGCACATGGGTATAGAGGAAGACATCGAGAATGTGAAAGAGTCGGATACAGAGTTCAAGCTGTACACGAATGGAACCCAGGAACACACCGTGATGCTGTGGCACAAAAGGATTGTCGGGCACCTTAAACATATGTTTTTCCGTAAAGGAGCGGGTACAAAAACAGTGGACTTCGTCGTGGAGATCGAGGTAGACGACGACGAGCTAGGAAACGGGAAATAGTCTCAAAGGAAATCTTGTGGAACTTTTTTCAAACCCCACCGGTGCCCTCCGGCAGGTATCGAAGATCGTGCTGATCGCCACGGGGGTCTTCTGGGGGCTATATGACGTCATCCCGATGCTCAACCAGGGGCGGGGTGATACGTTGTCGGAAAACCTTCGTGACTGGAGCCGCAGGGCCTGGGTGTTGCCGTGGTTCTGGGGGGCGCTGAGTGCTCATCTGTTTCTCAACACCGGGCAACCCCAAGACTACCGGCAACGGTTCCTCATCGCCGCCGGGGTGTTGGCGGCGTTGATCGTGGCGAATGTCGTGACTTGGTACGGCCTGCGTTGGGAAGCCGGGGTCGGCTGGAGGACAGGGTTGTTTTTCCTCGGGATCGCCGCAGGGTTGCTCCTGTGGAGTCAGAACCAGTAGACTAAAGAGGAACCACCAAGGCAATGCACCAAGGGATACCAGATGGACAAATTGATCGAAGTCCTGATCGCCAACGGCCCCATGGGGTTGGTCGCCGGGGTCATGTTCTACCTCCTGATGGTGGAGAAGAAGGAGCACAGGGAAACCCGCGTGACTTTGGCAGACATTTATAGCAAATACGAAGTCGTGGCCGACAGGTCTATCGAGGCGATGTCCAGGGTCACGACCCTGATTGGCGAGCGTCTTCCCAACCGTAACCAAACCCAAGGGGGCTGACATGTCGGCGCATCCACAGGTCTATGCAACCAAGGGTCTGGATATGCAGGAGTTCGTCCGGCGGGCCGCCGATACCCACGCGAGGCTCCTGGAGACAGCGGACCACCTGGCCGCCGTGATCGATGACGCCAAAGCCATGATGCCGGCCTCGGGCGTCCTGGGGGTCGTGCTGCAGTGCCGGGGATGTGGTGAGCAGTACCTCGAGCGCCGTCGCCCCGATGCCACCGAATACGGGTGTTGTTCATCCCGGTGTTACCGCGGTGCGGATTCCTGACCTCTGGATCGACGGGATCGCCGAGGCCATCAAGGCGTTCAAGCGGTTGCTTCGTTTGATCCGTAGGATCTTGGGTCGTTAGTTCGTCCCACCGGACAGACGCGAACGAATCGCATTGCCTGCCCCTTGGGCAAATCCACCACCTAGAGCACCTTTCTGCGTGAAGGGTTTGGACACCGGCATGCTCCCGGGGGTCGTGGGGGGTTTGACAGGCGGGCGAGTCGATGGCCCAAAGATTCGATTCATCATCGGGGTGCTGGAGAGCTGGCCCCCGGGTGTTAAGCCCGAGGGCCCAAACGCCATCTTGGCCAACGGGATCTTTGGGGTCGTGAGCCCAATGGCCTGGGGCTTCACCCCGGGCTTACCTGGGGGCTTGAGCTTGGAGACCGTGCGCCCTGGGGTCAGTTTACCGGACGACGGCTTGAGTTCTTCACGCTCGACCGTTCGGTTTCGAATCATTTCCAAAAGCCCATTGTTCCGATGGATTGCGTCCGCGGCCCCGAGGCGGCTCTGGAGCGCCGGGATCCCAGAGTCTAGGTAGGCGGTCTTGCCCTGGAGGGCCAAGGATATCTTGCCCACCGGGGTCCCCCGGAGAGCGGTGGTGTTAAGTTTCCGCTGCCTCATCTTCTCGACGTACTGCCGAAGGGTCTCGGGTTGTGCGAGGAATTTTTTTGCCTCTTGGCCAATCGTCAGGACGCGGGCTGGCTTGAGGGTTGCGAACCCGGGCCCAAGGCCCGCGAGCTTGAATTTCACCATACCTAAGCTTAGCAGGTTTGCACGCTACCGGAAAGCTCTGGTTTCCTGTTATAGTGTTGAGGTCGTAACAAAACCCCCTTTTTATCTGGAGGTGTCGATGGATCCCGTGACTGCCGTGACGTTGAATGACACATCCGCTCTCTTGGGCCTCGTCCAAGGGTTCGCGAGTGCGGCTGAGAAAGGAAATTACTGGTGGGTCTCGGCCACCGTGGTGTACCTGCTGGTCGAGGTCCTGCGGGGCAAGATCCCGGGGACCAACAAGCCTTTGCCCTTTATCCCCGTGGTGTTGGCGCCTCATCTGTCGGGCAACGCGATCAAGATGGTGGTCCTGGTGGCCAACATCCTGATGGCGGGGATATACCTGTTGGCTGGAGTCCCGGTGGACAACGCGGTCGCCAGCGCGGCGACCGGATGGTTAGCTTCCATGGGGATCCACGATGCCGTTGGGCTCAAGAGCCTGGTGTTCAAACCTTCGAGCAAGGTCTAGCTGACGGTTCATGGCGCTCCCGATTGCCAAGATCACGTTGGAGAATGGAGCTACCCCGAGGGGCTTGTTCCTTACTCGCCAGGACCTCCGGGCCGTCTCGTCCCATGGGGATGGTGACGTTGCCCAACTCCACGACTTCCGCCGTGTCTATAGCTTTGACCCTGGGTCCATGGCGGTTGACGACGGGCTCGATCCCAATGTTGTGAAGCCGGACGACATCCTGGTGTCTAACCCTGGCCGTTGGTTAAGTGGTGACATATCCATCGACCTGACGCTCGAGGGCACGACCTCGGCGCCGAGCGATCAAGGTTCTTCTATCACGTCGTACGCTTGGTTCCTGGTGTTCGAGCCGAGCGAAGGCAGCCCCCCGGCAGCCGCCCTGGTGGCCGGGGGTGCCACCGCTGTCCTCACGATTCCCCTGGGGGCCGGGTGGAACCCCGGGGGTATCCTGGTGTTCCTCCGGGTCACGGATAACGCGGGCCAGACGAGCATCGGGAACCCCTATGCCCCGGCGCTCAACCCGGATGCCCTGTTCCAATACATCCTGGGGACCGAGGAACTGGGGTTCGAGATCCCGGCCGCTGGGTCTCGTAACTGGCACCGCCACTACCAGAGGGCCTTCATCCTGCTGGATGCCAAGATCAAGGAGGTGGCCGAGACGATCCCGGGGGCCAACTTCCCGGTCAAGGAGGACAAGGGCAAGAACCCCACCAACACCACGACGATGGACCAAGAGGCCGTGGCCAATGTATTCATCACCAAGACGCCGGCCGGCGATGGCGTCGTGGCCGTCTACGTCGGGGGCCTGCGGGTCCAGGTGGGCAACGGGGTCAAGACCGAGGATTGCTACTTCAGCCCCGATGGCGGCACCACGGCCCGGCTATTCGCCGACATCCAGGCAGGGGATCAGCTAATATGGAACACCGTGATCGCTGGCTACGGAGTGTCGCCCAGCGATGACATTGATTTCGACTACGACGCTGCCTAACCGTATGATCAACGCCAAACAGATTCGAAACCTTACTCCCTTGGCCACCAAGGCGGTCTTTTCATCCGACTTCCTAAGGGATGCCGAAGGATGGACCGACGTGAGTCCCAATGCAACGTCTGCCTGGGTGTCACCCCAGGTCGTCAGGGTCACGCAGATCAGTGGGTTCGGGCCCACTGACCCGCCGGTCACGGTGGCCAACGTCTTGCCCGTCCAGATGGGATCTTTTGTGACGTATGGACGCCTTGGGCTTGAGGCCACCGGTACTCTGAATCAGGGATTTGGTGCCGCGGCATCTGGAGGCGACCAGATGGTCATGGGGTTTCTGGTGGATGGATCCCTAGCGGGTGGAGGGCCCACAGCCTTGATAGTATTGATAGCAATTCATGACGGTGCTGGAGACGCCGACATGTTCTTCCTTGGTGGATCGATTAGTGGCGGACCTATAGTGTTTGTCCCCCTCGGGGTAAAGCTTTCGGTGGTTACGGGTCGTCAGGTTGTCCGGATGGATGTCCTCAGAAAATCCGCTGGTGTCGCGGATGTCGTGTTTTCGTGGAACGGCGATACCGTTGGGATTCTTGACAATCTTTTGATTGCGGAGTTTGGATGGGATGTCGGGATGCTGGCGGCGCTGGCGTCGTTTTCCCAGGTGGCCGCTGTGCCGCTGGATTTTCATCGATTCAACGGTACCCGGGAAGCCGGGTTCATCGGTGCTCAAGTGCCTGATGTAGTCTTTACCCCAATAGTGGCAGAGTACACCTTTCAAGACGCCGATAGCTACCCCACGATGGCATTTTCGCCAACCGAGGGGGGTGCAACTGTAGAGGCTCCAAACAAGATCTCCGATGGTGGCGGTAATTTCGTGGCCTCGAGTGTAGAGCCAGGGGACAAGGTTGCACTTAATGGTGGGCCGTTTCCCGGAGTTTATGAAATCGCTACCGTCGCCCCAACCCAACTGACCGTAGTGGGAACACCCTTTGGATACGATGCTCCCCCGGGTCCTCCAGGTCAAGGCGGGCTGTGGGGACTCATCACGACGGCCGAGGTGCAGGTCGGTACCGCTACCGTCAACGATCCCGGGGCAGATTTTTCGATGGTGCAGCCCGGCGATTTCTTCATCGTCACGGGCCCAACGGGAGACCTTGTTGGAGTCTACACGGTCGACACCGTGGGCAGCGGGACGCTGGATGTCGTTGGAACGACGTGGCCCGCGACGACACGGGTTGAGTACGTCGTCGTGGATCAAAACGACAATATTTTTGACGGTCAAGGTTGGCAATCCGACGGCGTCGATAACATCCAGGCCGTGTATGACCACGGCATGACGGTATTTTTGAAGCCATCGGGAGCCGGAGCCGGGCCCCGGGTTATATCGGAGATTCTCTCGACACTTCTGTCGTTCCATCTTGGCCAGGCCTTTGGTTATGCCGTTGAATGCACCCTGACGATCCCCGGGCTGCCGTCGACGGGTTCCAACATAATGGAATTCGCCTTTGGTGTCTACCCGGGTTTAGTCGAAGCTCTACTGGCCGGTGTTTTGGTCGATTCTTCAGGTGTGTACGCAATAGCGTCGACGTCACCGTCGCCGGATGTCAGGGGTTCACTGCAGCCCGGTGTTTTTGGTCCGATAGCGTTGGCACCGACGAGCGGCCAGGGTCACGTCAAGATAAGATTTCGAGCGGAGATTTTTCATGTCGGTCAATCCAAAAAAGAGATGTTCCTCCGCGTGTACTTCGACGACACCCTGGTGGCGGCGTCGTCAGTGTCTAAGGAATCTCTTTGCGATGGGTCTTTTGGTGACGGCGAGCTTCGAGAGTTCTTGATGGCGATTGTCCTCAGCAGTACGTCGTCGAATATAGCGGCGTGGCGGTTTGAGAATATTAGGACGAGCAAACTCACCAGCCAGGAAGCCCTGGTACCGCGGATCATTCGAGGAGATCCTCGCAACGCCTATGGTTCTTCGGTGGCCGTGACTGGTCTCACGGGTGTCTATCCTCAGGAGATGACGGGATTTCCAGGTGAGGAGCTAATCGACGTGACGGACGTCAGTCCTGGGACTAAATACCGGTGGTACGGAAATCCGTCGAAGTACCTCGACAACCCCGGGCACATCAAAGTCGTAGACAACGACGGCCAGACGACAATCGGCACCGGTACTTTTGACGGCGTCGGTACGCCGTTCTCCCGTACGGAGATCGGCGACATACTGTGGATTTTCGAAGGGCCCGACATGGGTGAGTACGTCGTGACGGCAGTAGACCCGGGGTTCGCCCAGATCACCGTGGCCGCTGTCTTTGTAGCCACGACCTTAAGTCTGGACTACGCCGTGTACAAAACCCGTCCCGGCGAATGGGTGGTGGTATGAAAAAACGCTACATCGTGACGGGTCAGGTCGCTACCCCGACGGATGTCACGAGCCTACGGGACTGGCTCGTGGCACAGGCAGGCCCTGAGTTTGAATCCATTGAGGTCATCAGGATCCCCACGGCCAGTTGGCGCCGCATTACCCTTGGGCTAACTCGAGCGGTAAAACCAGAGGGTTCTATCCTTGTCAACTGTGGCCCCACTGCCCAGGCCATAGAGGCTAGACCCGAGTTTATCAAAAAGCCAACGATCACGATTGTCCTGAGGGCATAAATGTCGACCATCGGGCAGCCCGTTGAACTCTCGTTCGAGATTCTCCACGACGCCACCGGGGCCCAGATCCTGGCGCCCACGGGGTTGAGGCTTTACCTGGTGAAACCCGGGACTCAGGTGCTCGAATATATCCCGGGCCAAGTGTTTGAACCCGTGGGTGGTGGGGTCATCAAGACTACGATCCCGGGGGGTGAGATCAACGTCATGGGGCTCTACGGGGCCGTCGTGACGGCGGATAACGGTAGTTCTCGGGATATTGAATTGTTCGTTGCCCAGGGGGTACGGGCCAATGCCGAGATCTTGTTGCCTTTCGCAGCTCGGCGCGAAGATGGATCCGCCAAGACCAATCTCACGAGTTCCGCAGTATCGCTGTCTTTCCATCTCACCACCCAGGTGACCCGGACGGTCGATCCATTGGATTTTGTCCATCTGTTCGACAGCTTCGCGGCCCCGACGGCATTCTACATGGTCCGGATCCTGGCGACCGAGTTGACCGGAGCGGGAACCCTGGCCTACGGGGTCGACGGGACTGACATGGAAGTATGGCGGCACGATCTTGTGATCCAAGATCAGCCATATGTGGATTTCACCATCAAGACGAACCCGTGGCTCGACAACGTGTCGGTTGAACTTTACCTGGACGACATCCTTGTGTTCCAGGGGATTACGGATCTGTTGGGCAACCTGGCGGCCCGGGCGCCGATCGGTACCCTGGAGGCCAGGATATCGAAGCTGGGGCTAGTCTTCAGCACCAACAATTTTGTTGTCGAGCTGACCGAGGACACGGTATCGGTCGAGATCTCGACTGCCCATCGGGTTGAACAGACGGAACCCCCGGGATTCTGCAGGATTGATTTTCAGTTGCTCCAGGCCAATGGAACCCCACTGGCTGGCAAGAAGATTTTCTTTACCCCGATCCTGGGTCTCACGGGCACGGGCGCCGGGGTGGTGAAACAACCGTTTGAAATCACCCTCGATCCCCAGGGCCGGGGGGTCATGTTCTTGATCCCGGGGATCCGGTCGGTGGTGACGCTCGAGGGCACGAGGTTGTACGAAGAGTTTGAAGTTCCGGCGCAACCTCAGGCCGATTTGTTCGATTTGATTTCATTTGAAGACAAAGGATTCCAATCCTACGCGGCCAAGCTGCAGGATGGGATTCGGAGGAGCCTGTTGCCCTGATGGCCGCGTATGTAACCAAGGTATTTGTACAAGACCCCGGGGATGCCCCGGTCGTGGGGGCGTTGGTCGCGATCGTCTCGATGGCCGACGGTACCGTGGTCATGGGGGTATCGGACGGTACTGGGAAGGTCGAGGTTCCGCTCGAGGAGGGATTCTACGTGGTATCGGCGTCAAAGAATCTGTACGTGTCACCCGCCTCCATGCAGATCGAGGTCGCGGCGCCCCCGAGTCCAACGGCCGCATTTTTCCGACCCCCCAACCAGGCCACCACGCAACAATACAGTGGATTTCGTAAGAACGTGAAACTCGGGATCGATGGCGCGGCCCCCGTGTTGATCGACGTGACCGGCGGGGACAACCTGGTGGCAAGTTTTGTTGAATTGGTATCCAATCTCAACACTGGGCTAGGCGCGGGGATCGCGTCGGTTATTTTGGATGAGATCAGGCTACTCTCCACGACCGTGGGGGCGTTGTCTGAAATCTTGATTGTGAACGACGGCACCGTGCCGGACCCAGCGATGGATTTGGTCTGGGGGTTGGTTCTTGGGGATGGGGACATCTTGATCAATGGGCAGGATACCCCTGGGGACTTCAACGACTATGATGTTGAACTAACGCCATCCAGCGGGTTCACGAGTCTCGACCCAGAGCGGTGCGTCCTGTGGGGTGAGTTTTTTACCAACCAGCCAAACGTGCCGTTGGCCGGGGCCACGCTTCAGTTCGAGGTCTTGGCCAGGCCTTCGGCCAACGACCAAGGTCTCGATGTAGCGGATTCCTTTTATCGTCAGACCGATGTCAACGGAGTGGCGTCGTGCGAGTTGATGCGCGGGGTGCTGGTCAACATCTACCTGCCCTGGCTCGATGTGGTCAAGACCGTGGTGGTGCCGAATGCTCCGTCGGCCGACCTGGCCGCGTTGTTGACACCTTACGCCGTGTCTGCCGACATAACCCGTGGGGTCGCGTTCTCCATGGAGGTGGGGCAAGTGTTGAACCCGGGGGTCAAGGCCGTGTTTTCCGATAGCTCGGTCAAGACAATCCCAACGGTCACCTACACGTCGTTGAATAGCGCGGTCGTCACGGTGACGAACGGGAACCTCGTGGCCGTGGCGTCCGGAACCGCATTGGTGACTGGTTCGTTCCGCAATGCTCGTGGCCAACTCATCATTACCCCCCAGGCCACCGTCACGGTCCCATGACAGCACTCCAGATAGCAATTGATTCAGGTGACTATGCCAACGAGTTTCACCTGCTTCCTGAACTCAGGAGTTTGATTCCCAAGCGCCTCGATGGATCTGAATCGTGTCGAAGATTCCTCTTGCGAGTGGTCACCAGGTCGATCATCGATGTATGCGTCTACCCTGAGGGAAACCCTAGCCATGATTCAGCCCGCGATTGGCTTATGGGAAAAGACGACTCTGCTATGCCCTTTCGCGATCTTGTGCTGCTCTTGGATCTCGAGTGGATTGAGTGCCAGGTGATCGCGATCCTGAAGGGCAACACGGCGCATAAGAACAAGGTCATGGAAATGAAACGCTTGATCTATAGACTCGGGGAAGACGCCGTGGGGAGCGATGCCAGCGAATGATTTCCTCCTCGATGCCGCGAACCGGCTACTCCCCGGGGTATTGTCCCGTAGTGTCTCGGGGGTCACCGAGGAGCTAGAGCTTCGTTTCTTCGAAACTTCCGAGATTCTTGTCCATTCCCTTGCCCTTGACCCGGACGCACCCTACTACCTTGCGCTCCTGGTGATCTCGGGGATTCTGGATGACCTCCGGGGTATCGAGAACCAGGTGGCCACGATCCTCGAGACCCTCGCGGCATCGAGAAAAGAAGCCCCACTCCCGCGGGTTGATCGACATTTCGACCTGGCGGCCAATGCCCTGGCTAACATAAGCACCAAGGTAGCGAGGGGAGGGTTCCCAACGGCTCATGACCTGGAGCTTTACTCTACGGAATCGAGGTTATTTGCCGCGGGCCAATTGGTCCCCCAGGAGACCGTCCTGAGTGATGAACTCTATAGAATCAAGTTGCTCGGTGCGATCAAGGCGATGAACGAGACCCTTGGGTCTATTCACGAGCGTGCCGCACGAGTGACCCCAGGGTCATTCTTTGTCGACACTCTGGATGCTTCGATCCCAAAGTCAAGGCAGTTGGACATTTTTCTATCCAGGGTCCAGGGCATGGTGGAGTCTCAACGCCTTACCTTGTCGGATCCTTCGTCCGAGGTCAGGGCATCGGCATCTTCCAAGATGCTGGCCGAGACCGCCACCATGATCACGCTGATCAACACGCTGGTAACCCTTAGGTTCCTGGCGGGCCGCGCCAGGGTCACGGGCCAAGCCATCCCCGTGACGACACTCAACGGTACGTTGGTATCCCCAGGGGTTCCAGCACATCTCGACGGTACTGTGGAGACTGGAGATCTTGACAATCTTGGAACCCCGCGGGTTCATATAGATCCTGATGACGACACCCTGGTGCTGGACATCGATCAAGATGGTCTTGGTAACCCGGGGATCGCGGGTCAAGTGATTGTGCTCCCAAGCTCCACGGGCCCGTTGCTCCAGATATTGGACAAACCAGGGACCGGGTGGGTGACGGAACACGATTTCACCGTGGTGTTCCTGTTACAAATCCATAAGGATGGGGTCTTGACACCGTTGCATCACCGTTTCGTGGTGATCCCGTCGTACGATGTGCCTGGTTCTTTGCCGGTCACGGCGGTTGACGGTGACTATGCCTACGTCGTGACCCCGGTGCAGTATTACAAGCGGGTCACGGGGGTGTGGACAGCCATCGGGACCACGGCCCCCACGATCACGAGGCTCGAGTACAAAGGATTCTTCGATGATTCTCGCCGGACCCTCACGACGACCAACCATGCACCCACGGGGCTAGTGCTGTCGGACGTCGTCGACACTACCGACGCAATGTCACCCGACCGTCTTGAGTTCACGATGAAGTCAGTCGTGACCTGGCGGGAGCGCGGGTCCGACATCACGATCCAGCTCCAGACCATTGGGACCGACCAGACCAGTTACGCTGGCTCTCCCTCGGTAGCCCAGGGGCTTGGCCCTTTGATCGATTCTGAGATCGACGGAGCTTTCGTAGGATCCCCAGGCAACCAGTTCACCACTGGATCGGGAGACTTTACTTTGGTTCGCCCGGGCCATGTGCTCCGGGTCCTCACGGGCACGAATCCAGGGGACTACCGTGTTACCGCGGTGCCGAGTGCATCGCTTCTGGAATTCGATGGATCGATTGCCGCGGAGACGGGTCTGACTTACGAGATCGTCACGGTCTCGGGATCGAACCTCCTGGTGGCCGTGGGCACCAGCCCCACGCTGCCCGATATCGTCGATGCAATCAACCTTGGGTACGGAACTGTCGTGTTGGCGGAACAACGACCGGGCCGAAGGATCCGGATCTCGTCCCTGATCTCTGGGGTGTCGATTTCTGGCAGCACGGCCATGGGGTCGAGACTCAGGGTCTTGAGTCAACCGGCCGGCAGCGTGGTCCCCACGTTGTTGGGGCTATCGGTCGATCCGGTGTATGGACGCTGTACCGCGTTGCTGGATCGTCAGCATGACCTTGTGGCCGCCGGGATCTTGATCGGCATGATGGTGGAGTTAGGCGCCACGATTCTTGAGACCGGGGGGGACGAAACCTTGGTCTCAAGGGTCTTGGGATCCAATAGCTTTGCTCCTCTTCGGAAAATCCTTTCGATTCCCTCGGCAGTGGAGTACAGGCTTTTGGCCCTTGGGGCCAAGGGATACCAGGACACCATTGAGCCGGTGGCCGGCGCCTTGAAGGCCGCGATCGAGGTGTTGCCACTTGATACTGAAGCTCTATCGGTCCTGTTGGGCAAGTCGGTCAATAGCCCTGGGGATGTGCGCCGGTCACGTGATTATCTCGTGGACAAGTTCGGAAATCCTGCGGATCCATTGGACCCAGGGCCTGTGTCGGTATTGATACGAGAGTTTTCTAAGTACCAGGCCCCTGTATCCAGATCATTGGAATCCGCGATCGCGGGGATGCGGGAACGAGGGTTCGATCAGTCGGTTGACAAGTTATTGACTGGAGATGTCGAGGGAGCACTCGATGAGGCCAATGCAGCCTATGGATTATCGTTGAAACGGTCATTTCAGTCCCTTGGGGTTACACTGTAGCGATGCCGGTACTTTCTCGAAATGATGTCTATTACCTGGGCCTCGCGTCCGCGGCCATCAGGCGATCAACCCGTACGATGGAGTTTGCCACCACGCTCTCGGCCCTGAAGCAAGAGGCCATCGATGCGATAGGCGGGGATGGCAAAACCCTGGAGGCCGATGTCCCGCTCTCAAGGTTGGATTTCCTCACCATGTTGGAGAAGCGGGTAGACGATATTGTCGCGACCGCGGTGGTCCGGAGCCCCGAGATCTTGACCGATGAACTTTTATTGGCCAGATGATGAAAGACTTGTCAATATTCCATCTGGCTAACCGTGCTACTCTCGAGGATGTGGTATCCCTTGGGTCCAGGGTCGAGACCAAGGTCTACCGGACGGTCGAGACCCCTGGGCCATTGTTCAACCTGGCGGTCAACGTGGAGATCAAGTCCCTGGTGGTCCGGGTGGACGGGGTACAGTTGCTCCCAACGACCGATATCCCTGGGGTCGGGCAGTTTCGTCTGGTGTATGGAGAGGGCCCGGGGGGCGAGGATCAGGTAGAGGTGAGTGTTGACCAGGATTTCGTGGAGCTGACGGCCGTGTACAGTAAGCTCACGGATCTGGATGCTGTGTACTTCGAGCTCAGGGGCAAGGGCCTGAGGTTTGTCACCGATGTCTTCGTGGGGGCCGATAGGGTTGAGGAAATCATTCCGATCAATGACACCAAGCTTTGGATCCGGGTGCCAACAGGCGACGCCCCGGGGGTATTTCTTGAGAACTTGAGGGCATTGGTACCTCTGGACCACAGCCCTGCGGCGTCCGACATCATCGTGGACCTATCGACTCGATCCCGCGCGGCCACGGGGTCCAAAATCCTGATCCAGCGGTTCCTTTCGATCTTGATGTCGCCCGAGGGTGCTAATTTGTCTGACCTTATACCTAAGGGTCGTACCAATACCCCCCAGTTTCGTGCTACTCTACTGAGCAGGACATCCATGGCCGTCACGATCACGAAGAACAAGATGATCCGCACGACTCCCAAGAACGCAACCCCTGGGGAAGTTATTGTTGCGGCCTTTGTCACCGGGGTGACGTTTTTGCCCGATGGTTCTGCCGAGGTGTCGGTGAAACTTAAGAATCGCGCTGGTTCCACGGTATCGGTACCCTTGAGCCTGGGGACATAGTATGGAAGAAATTATCGAGAAGATACGTGAACTCATGGGTCAGGTTGACCCCGCGTTCGATGTGTCGGCCGGTTCGGCATTCGATACCGTGGTGTTGCAGTACGTCCGGGATCAGTTCGGTGTCGAGGACCTGACCCTTGATATCGAGGACATGATCATCAGGAGGATCGAGCAACTCGACCCCGAGATCCTGACGGCCGAGGGGAGTCCGATTCGTGAGTTCCTGATCAAGCCCTTGACCGCGATCCTCCAGGTCCCGAGGCTCGAGATCCAGCGGATAAAGAACAACCAAGATCTAAATAATTTCAACGACATGACCGACCTCGAGCTCGAGCGCCGGTTGTCGAACTTTTTCGTCTCACGGCGCCAGGGTGACGTAGCCGTAGGGGTCGTGAGGGCTTTCTTCGCATCCCCGGTGCCCGTCCGGACCAACTTGACCAACAGGGCCACGACGTCGACTGGCCTGGGGTACTTGCCGGATGGAGCCTTCACCGCGTCCCAACAGCTGGTCGCGAGCCAGAAGTCCGATGGACTCTTCTTCGTCGATATCCCGTACGTCGCGGAGAACCGGGGGCAGCAGTACAACGTGGACCCCGGGGCCATCTCGGCGATCGACAATCTCCCGGGTCTTGTCCGGGCGACCAATGTGGAGGCGTTCGTTGGAGGGATCCCACGAGAAGACAACACCGCCATGTTGAACCGTGCGCTAAAGAGCTTGGCAGAACGATCCCTCAGTTCACGCAACAGTATCGTGACGATCCTGTTCGAGCGGTTCTCCAACAAGCTCTTGTCCATCATCCCGATCGGCTTTGGGGATATTGAGATGCAGCGGGACGTCTTTACGGTCGAGCCCTCGGTCTTGAAGGCCGGGGTCAGGATCATGTTGATACCTGGGGGCGGTAACGCTACCTTTGACCTCGACAGCCCCGAGGTGGACGATAGCTCAACGCTATTCCGGGTGTTCGACGGTACTACCGAGTTGACCAAGGTGGCGTCATTCACGGGTCCGGATCAATTTATGTTTCTCGACAACGCGGGTCCCGGGGGTGTTGATCAGATTGTCCTGGACACCGCGACTGCCGAGGTCGTGACGGTGTTGCTACACGACCGCTCCGCCGTGGTGGATTTGATCCGCACGATCCCGGGGTCGATCGAGTTGCCCCCGTTGTTTCCTGCGCCTGACCAGAGCCAAGACATCCACGTGGGCGGTAAGGCCGACATCTTTGTCAAGCCCTCGACCCACGAGGTGGATTCTGTCAAGGTGCTGGTCCTGGGGAACTTCACGGTATTCAAGGCAGACGACGGGGCTATCTACCAGGAGCCCGATGGGTCGTGGTACTTCGAGACAGCCCGACGGCTCGACCTCCAGGAGATGGGGGTGTTGCCAGGAGATTTTGTCGAATTGGTGTCGGAAGATTACCTTGAAGGCCAATACGTCCGGGCCGGCGAGAGCTTCGTGGCCGAGCAGCTGGATCTGGCGAACAAGAGGATCAAGTTGGCGGGTGTGCCGGCGGGATTCATCGCGGTGGTGGACCGGGACGTTCGGATCCGGATTCCAGAGGCCAGGGCATTCCCGTTGGAACGGTTGGTCGCGGTGGACAACCAGAATGCCGCCGTGTTCCTTGACACCAGTGGGGTCAACACGGGTGAATTCAGCACCGCGGCCCGGCCCTTGGCCCCGGGGTTCGGGAGTTTCAATCGCGATATCTCGGATCCCGCGTTTGCCCGGACGTTCCAAACCCCCGTCCCCATGGTCGCGACCCGGGGGTCTACTATTTTTGATCACGAGGGAAGCCCCGTGCTCTACGGCATCGGGATCGAGACGGGTGCAGGAGAAGTGTTGTACTTTACCGCCGAGGAGAACATCGCGAGCGGGAGTTTGAATCGCCCATGGACTCGAATCCTCGATGTCAAGATATTGGACTCCTTGTCCTTGGAACCTATTGCCGACGAGACCCTCGCGTCCATCTACCCCGCGGATATCCGGTCAGTCGATCTGGCCGGCGGGGTCGACGAGGTCAACGAGGCCGCGGGTAACGTCAGGATTTATTTTGAGAAGCCGGTCACGATCCTGTTGTACGGATCGGACTATGGGGCCGAGCAGACGAGGTTTGTCCACCGGGTGACCCGGGAGGTCGAGCCTGGGGTTTTCGTAGAGTTCAATCTCAAGTACCGGCTTATCACCCATGGGCCCGCCGGCTCCCCCGCGGTGCTGTTGTTGCCTCCTGATTTCCGAGAAGAGAACGGCCTCTGGTTCATCGAGTTGGCTGTCCAGGGGGATCATGTAGAATCCGAACGCAGCGATGCTGCCGACGTGACGGAATCGGATCTCGTGTTGGGCGATGGAGCCGTCATGGTGATCGGGGATGTGGATCTTGAGGATGATCTTGTCCACCAGGTCGGTGAACTGGAGTTCGAGTCAGCCGGCGACCCAAGCCCCAGGCTCGCGGGCAACGCGACCGGTGGGCTCGAAACCCCTGTAGACTCGTTGCACCCGTATCTCTTGTACACAGGTACCGGCTGGACAGGAGGCATCTTTACGGCCAATTCATCGTTTGTTTCGTTCCGAACCAACCAGATTCGAATCGGTGATTTTCTCCGCACGTTGGTCCAGGCTCCGGCATCTTACGCTACGATTACGACTGGGTCTGTACAAGTACCACCTAACGACTACAAGTACAAGGATCCATCGTTGAACTTTGGGCCCACGGGTGTGAATGTCAAAGTAGGGGATATTGTCACTGGCTTGACCCCAAGTCCGGTATACGTCGTCGCCATCTCGACCGATACCAACCCGAACGATACCCTTGAACTGTCAAGTGTTGTTACCCCTTTGGGCCTCGTCACTATCTCTCTATGGCGTTGGGTTGCATATTCCACGTATCCAATTGTGGATGTACCATCTGAGGGCACTGTTCAGGTAGAAGAACCTGGAAATGAAGTTGCACCAATCCGATTCGTCATCCTGAACCAAGAGGGTACTTTCCGGCTGAAGAACCCCCACATCCGCCTGAGCGCAGAACTTCTGGAGGATGGGACCACTGGGAATTTGCCCAATCGCAGTTACCGAGCTGAAGGTTTCCGTGTGGAACCTCGTAACCCTTACGACCGTCGGTTACTGGATCGTCAGTACACCTTTGGGGTCGAGGAGTTGAGCTACTTCCGCTATACCGAGGGGTCGAACTCCGAATACTTGCCGAACCTCGACCCATCGGGTAGTGAGCTTCGCCTGTTGGCCGAGCGGGCCGTGGTAGACGGGAGAGCTCGCGGGAACTTCACCTTCATGTGCGGGCGCCGCGTCGCGGTCAAGGGGCCGGGCTATGAATTTGTAACAGGCCCATCGGTCGTGATGTACGACACCTTCCCCTCGGCCACGGGGCTCGCGGGAGTATCGTCCGTGGCGGCGAATCAACCATCACTCCCACCGACTTTTAAGAAAAATCTTGTTGACGGTACCTTGACCAATGATTCGATTGATTCTCAACACCTCAGGGCGCTGATCGGCTCCTTGGAGCTTCGGCAGATTCCCTATGTACCGACGGATCTGCCGATGACCCTTGGGTTCGACTATATGTTTGGTAAACAGGCGGGCGATTCAGCAGCCGATGCATTGTTTTTCTCGGCCGACACGATCGCGCAACTTGGTATCGAGGTAGTGGCCTTGTCTGCCCCCGCCAGCGTGACTTTCAGCGCAGGGAATAATTTTGAAGATGCTGGGTTCGATTTTGTGGCCGCGGGGGTGGTGCCGGGAGATTTCCTATGGATTCGTAAGCAGGGGTCTCCTCCTAACACTGGGCTAGACATTGGGTTCTTCAAGATCGCGGTTGTGGGTTCTCCCCCGTTACCCAATGTTAATCAAGTGGAAGTCGTCGGCACGCCTTTCGTGACTGTTGGGGCGGACACTACGATCGAGTACGGGGTCATCAGGCCCAATGGCAAGCGGATCGATATTCAACACTTGATACGGCTTGACGGAATCATCTTGGCGACCGGCGCGGCCCCGGTCTCGTTGACCGACGGGATCTTGACCGTCACGCTGCCCGTAACCCCTCGGCCGGCCAAGTTGGTGGCCAGCACGATCAATGGGTCAGCTATTCTGCTCTACAGCGTCCTGGGGGATCAGGATCTCGAGGCCGATGTGCCGGACGGTTCCTACACCCGTGGTACTGCCCCGGTGAATGAGCTTGGGGAGAACTATACGTCCGTTGGGCTCCAGGGGCGGGACATTGAGATCGAGTACGAATGGTCAAGGTCGGCCCGTGAGACCCACGAGTACGTGGTGGCGCCGTCGACCCGTTCGATTAACCAAGACCTTCTAGTGCGCCACGGGATCCCCGTGTACGTGAATATCCGCATGACGGTCAACTCGCCATTTGCCTCGTCTCAAGACCTTGAGGATGCGCTCAGAAGCTATATCCTGGTGCTCGACCAGACTGACCTCAAGACTTCGAATCTCGTGCGGTTGCCCGCGATTGCCAAGCACGTCCCGATCCCCGTGTCGATCATCGGGGTCACGGTGCTGGAGGATAGGACGTTGTCAACTTATCGGTCGGACGACGGGATCGATTACCGCCGCATCGAAGTCGTGCTCCCAAACGACATCGAAGTCACCGTGACGTCGTGATATGGCCGCACCCTGTACACAACTGTACCGTGGCGGCCTGGCTCTTGTTGTTCAACAGGGTACCGCCGCACCGGCACGTCGCCATGGTGGTGACCTGGCCGGCCGCCAGGCTCTTGACCCATTGATCTTCGAAACAGTGGGGAGCCACGGCATCCAGGAGATCCAAGATGCCTAAGATCTTTGGGTCCTCGGTTGAGTCTTCGTTCTTCAAGTTTTTGTCCAAGATTTGGGATAAGCTCCCGCAGGACGATCGAGATTTCCTTGCGGAGTATTGGCGTGGGTTGATCCGCGGGGCATCGGACGAATACCTCAACATTCTACAGGTCGAGGCCGCGACCGGCATCCTGTCGATCAATCCGTTTGAGGTCAAGAAGTGGCGCCCCATCGAGGTGCGGAAAGTCCTGGGGTTCAAAGACCAGGATGCAGACGGCCTCGTCTCGGTATATCCATCGGGCCGCACGACCCCACACCATCTTGACCACGGGATCGCGAGGATCGAGGGACTGTATCGAAATCTCGAGGCTCTGCATTTTGAACTCGACCCTCCTGTACCTCATGCCCAGGTGTTCGATTTCTCGTTTGACATGCGGTTGACCCGCCTGGGTCCCCAGGGCGATGCCGTGGCCGTGGGGTACTACGACGGGGAGGGCGTGCGTGCTCGAGCCTCGTCGGTTGCCCTGGTGTTTGGCAAGATCGCGGGTACCGAGTTCGTCCCCGTGGTCACGTTGGTGGGGTCCGACACGACCGTCAAGGTGGGGTTCGCGCTCCCCGAGGTGATCTCACCGACCGGGATCTTGGCCGCGGGGTTCGCGTTCTCCAACCAGGAGAACCTCGCGGTCGTGGCACCCAGGTTGTTGCCCAGCACCACACTGGAGGGCGGGCAAGCGGCAGTCCAGGTACCCGAAGGTAGCTACGGATCGGTGTCATTGCTCCTCAGTACACCCCCGGGCCCAGGGGATCGGTTGTTCCACGTGTACCGTTCCCCCACGAATTTCCAAGACAGTTATGAACTCCTCACGACCCAGGGGCCTGTGGAACTGACCAACGTGGCGTTAGGCGAATACAGTCTCCAGTTCAGTACCTCGGGGGTGCCGTTCAATCAAGGCGATTGGATTAAGATCCGGCCCCTGTCGCTCGATGCACAATTCACCTTCCAGTCGGGCGCACCTCCATTCATGCCTTTACGAGTCCAGCAGACGACTTCGAAACTATCGCTCACCTGGGCTGCTGCTTCGGGGTCCGAAGCCCCGGGCCTGTGGCTCGTGACATCCGACACCCTCGGGCTGTACGAATCGCTCCAGGCGGTCAAGATCCTGGAGGGCACGATCAATCCCTTGGATGACCTGACGACGTTTCACTTCGAGGACTTCCACACCTACAGGGTCGATGTCGGCAACGGGTTGATCAAGGTGTTGATCGACGGGGCCGAAGTCTTGTCCCAGGGGTTCGACCATAGGTCAGATCGTGAGTTCGGCGCCTTCGGGATCTACTCGTTGGAGGGTGCCGTAGGGTCACTCGCGTTCTTCCGCAATACCAAGTTTTTCCGGTTCAACCTTGACCAAAGGATCGCGGAACTCCCGGCCCTGTATGACAAGTACGAGCAGGCCACCAAGGTCCTGGAGATCGGGTCCAACTACACCCTTGAGCCCGGGATCCTGAGGTTCAACAGCTTGGCGGACGTGGGGATCGACGACATCATGGTGGCGGAGTACGTGGGGTACTCGACCCGCCGGATCGAGACGACCTATGGATTGCTCGCTGGGGTCACGGGACCCGACAGCCTCGAGATGAAGAACAGGACCATCGCGATCTGGAACGCCCTGTGGAGCGGGGCCCAGCTCGAGAGTATCCGGAAGGGCGTCCAGGCATTCCTTGGACTCCCCATCAGTTTGGTAGAGGGTTTTGTTACGAGCGACACCTCGGTGGACAATTTCATCGATATCGATGGGGTCCGCTACACATTCAAAGAGCCTGTGGGCCCAGGGGTTAACCCCAGGACGGGGAAGATATTTCAACGCGGTGACTACGTGGCCTCCATGACCGCGTTGTCCAGTGGCGTTACGGTCCGGGACCTGGTGGTCCAGCGGGGCTGGTGGTATCAGCACCAACAGGATGGCAATCTCCACGAATTACAGAAATACCACTACTTCGAAGTCGAGATCGATGACCGGCTCGTCGACCCCGCCATCATCATCGAGGTCGAGGCATTCCTGGATCGTATCAGACCCATCGGCGACCGTTTCTTCGTGGTGGCCCGGGGGGATAACCTCGATACCCTGGTGGTCGAGGGGAACGAGAGCCGTGTGGCTCTGCTGGATCCAACCACGGGGGACCCACGGCGAGTGTTCATTGGGGATTCGAGTGATCCGGCGGTTGTCTGCACCCCCTACATCCTCACGACCCCGGAGCCCGCGACCCTGGGGTACCAGATGTTCGGTGCCTTGACGATCCAGGAGGTAGAAGGATTGTTCGACCTCCAGGAAGGCCAGAGCCTCACGGGCATCGAGGTCGGGGGGTTTGGAGATCCTGACCCTGCGTTCCTGGAGTTCAACTTGATCCAGAGTGGAACCGGTGGAGCCACCACGGCCCCATTGCTGTTTTCCGACCCCACGCTCGCGGGTCCCACGACCTTCACGGCCACGGGCGTCAGGCCGGGCGATGTCCTGACGATTCTGCTGGGTCCACTGTTTGGTAACTACCAGGTATCCGAGGTCACGAGTCCCACGACCCTGGAGATCAACCCGACGTTCCGGCCCTTCGTGACCAACGGGGGGCCACTGCTCTACGAGGTCACGAGACCAGCGGTATACAACGGGGCCATGAGTTCCTTCTTCCCTGTGGGCGGGTACCTGGTACGACCCGGCGCTACCTTGGTCATCAAGGCCGATTATTTTCCTGAAGTTTCGGTAATTGTTGGTATCGAGCCTGCTGTGGACCCATTCTTAGCGCCGTTTGTTCAGCCAGAGGATCTTGTGGATGCGCTTTTCTTTCTAAACGGGGAATCCAAGATCCCGGGGGCGATCCCGAAGCTCCAGTTCCTGAGGGTCGACACACGAGATTTTCCACCATTCGCTACACCGCCGCGGCGCCTTTGTATCGAGACCGCGGCGAGCAAGGGGATGAATTCCACTATCCTGCTGACTGAGACCAATGGGTCACAAGACCTCCAGATGGCCGAGGGGACGTACCGAGGGCTCTTCACGTACCCTGGGCCGGATATCGAGCCGCTCGTGGGGACCGAGGGGGGGCCCTTCCTGGAGTCCGAGCGGTTGATCGTCCTGCCGGTCGATGCCTCGGGCCCCGGGGAACCGGGGCTGGAGTTCGATGCCGAGATCGAGCTGGACGATGGCCTGACGGTCCGGCGGGATCTCCAGGCCGTCACGGATCCCCCGGATCCCGATGTCCTGCTTCCTGAACCCTACCGTGTCGTCGGGTTGCTGGAAGTCCCGGGGTCCCAGTACAATGATCTCCGGACGGGCCAGCCCTACCAGGTGGCCATCGCCAATGGGTCTCAATTCGGTACCTTCTACCTCGATTACCAGTTCCCCAGGGTCGAGTTCCCCGTGGCCCAGGGGGCCGATGGCGAGGTATTGATCGGCAGCCCCAATTTCGTGATCCCGAGCCTATTGGCCGGGACCCCCGCGGTCTTCATCACGGGGTTGGGGGCCGACACCCTGGCGCCCAACGTGGTGGAGGACTTGTTGGCCGATTTTTCGTCCGTGCGGCCTGGTGATACCATCGAGGTCGGGACCCCCCTGGTCCCCCGGGCTATCGCCCAGGTGCTCTCCAGTACCAAGTTACTGTTGGCCGACGCCCCTGCCCTTGAGCTATCGCAGCTTGGGGTGCCGTATACGATCCGGGGGACCGTGGTCCCGGGGGACTGGTTGTTCATCGAGGAGTTCGCCGGTCCAGTGGATCGCGATATCCTGGGGATCCGGGAGGGTGACGTCCTGGTCGTCACGTCGGTCGGGAGCCAGTTTGTCACGGTCTCGAGGATTCTGGTGAACGGGAGTCTCGAGGCCCTGGTGTTCGGCGCCACGGTCACGGGGATTCAGTACCGGCTCCTGAGGGCACCGCTGCCCTACAGTGCCAACCCACAGGTCCCCGCGGTCTCGAGGGTCTCGAGGGTGAACCTTGGGTACAACTTGAAAGCCGACGATATCCGGTCGGTCGAAGATGCGGTCGATATCGAGATCCTGCTTCCCTGTGGCCCCGGGGAGGTGGCGGTCATGGAGAACACCAGCTATACCCTGGCGCTTGGTGATGTCGTCAGGGTATCGTTCGAGTATGATGGTCAGGTCGTCATCCCGGGCCAGGCGGCCGAGGGGGTTGGGATCGGCCAGGGGGACGTGATCTCGGCCTCGAGGTTCAAGTCACCGGTCGATTGGTACAACATGGGGGTCAGGTCGGTCGCGGACGTGGGGGCAACCCAGGGGGACTACATGGATCTCGTGGGCCTGCCGGCCAACACCGGGGTATTCCAAATCCTGGCCATCGAGACGACGGATCAATTGAACGATACCCTCGTGCTGGCCATTGGGACACTGGTTATTGAGACGGGTGTATCCTATACTGTCGTGTGCCTCTAGCGTGCTAGAATAACCCGATCCACTTGCATGAAGGCCACGATTCCACCGTTCACTGGTTTTGTCGAGATCGAGCAGCTTGATCTCCAGGGGAACCTCGTGGCTCTCGAGTCCCAAGGTTTCAACCTGGTGCTCAATAATTTTCGGCAATATCTGCCCCGCCTCCTGGCCCCCCGGATCGTGACGGGCCGGACGGACAACTCCTCGGGCAACAACAGTTGGCTGGACCGCCGGATCGCGCTGTTGGGAATTGGAATCGGCGACGGGGCTGTCCCGACCCCGACGGTCAAGCCAGAGGATCCGGAGGATGGCCGCACCCGGCTGCTCGGCGGTCTATTTACCGACGACGAGGATGCAAAGCAAGGACTCCAGGGCCCGATCCGCCGGATCCCCCTGACACCCAGCGGCCCGAGCGAGAAGCATACGCTCGTGAGCCCGATCAACAGCTTTTATCTGTTCAAAGAAGTGGACATCGATGGGATCGCGTTTCAGGATATTGGTGGCGGGGGCTCGGAGATCAAGTTCAGGTTCACCGTTGACTCGGACGAGTACATTGGCAACATCATGGAGTATGGGCTCTACCTCGGGGGTGGGGACGCGACTGACGATACATCATTTTTGATCTCAGGACCTGATTTTGATCGTGTCCGGTTGTCCCGCGAGACCGCCATCATTGTGGCGCGGAAGACACGGAACAAACCGTTGGAGAAAACCAGAGGATTCAAATTCCGCCTGACCTGGCGGCTCCGTACCTAGGGGATTCATGATTGTCAGGCGCCCAAAAGAACTACTGCTCGGTAACCTCCCGGTCGCCACCACGGGACCCCAGGGGAGTCCGCCGGATACCCGGCTGCTCGGTCGTGCCGAGCCCATGGCGGCCGAGACGATCAACCGGGGGGCCTACGCGGTCGCGGAACAATTGGATGCTCTGTACAACCAGGTGTTCGCCATCTTCCGCAAGGCCGTGACCAAGGCGGCTCGCAAGGAAGTGGGGGTCACGGCTCCGTACAACCAGTTCAATATTCTACAGCCACCCGGCGATGGGCTCACCATGTACTCGGGTGTGTCGGTCGACGATACCCCCGCGACCTTGGCCGATGTGTTCCAACCGGGCGAGAACTCAACCTACCAGCAGGCTGTCGAGGGGGCCTACACGGTCTACCGTGACGCCGGTTCGATCACGGATGCAAATCCGTTCGTTCTTCAAATCCGAACACTCGACACCTACACGGACGCCTGTCAGATCATTTTCGTACTTGACAATGCTTTCTTGCCCCTGCCCGACCCGGTGACGATAGCGTTCACCAATGGGTCGCCCGACATCCTGGAGGTCAGGTACAAGACAGCCGCTACGTACTACGATGTAGCGTATGCGATCAATAATGACATCGGCGCCACGGTAGCGGATAAATTCAAGGCCGTGGCCCCGGTGCCCAACACGGTGGCGGTGACTTCATTGAACAACTTGGCCGCTGGCCCAACATCCGCTGGCCAGTTGGTCGACATCCTGGGGAAAGCTCAGGTCGATGCTTCGATCGAAGGGATCGTGATCGACGACCCCATCTCGGGGATTGATCTTCCAGCGCTATTCAGCAATCCCCCGGCGGTCGTCAAGCTCACGACGCCCGCGCATAACGAGCTTAGCCTTGCGACCGCATGGCCCGGGGGCCTGGGTGACCCGTTGGCCGTGGGGGACAAGTTGGTCATCGGGCTCAACGCATCCACGGCTGCGGGGTTCCCGGGGGACGGCATCTCGGTGGGTCGCTACCAGGTGGTCGAGATCGCGGCGTTGCCTGGGCCTGATGGGTACTCTCAAGGATCTTTGATCCAGTTCACCGAGGAGTTCAACCTACCGACCGATACGAATGAAAACTTTCACTACCTGGTGAACCGATACAAAGCACGCCACTGGGCCATCGGGCACAACCATCGGTTCGATATTCCGAAATCCGGCAACCCGTTGAAACTTGAGTTCGGGGAACTGGAGAATATCCATTGGTTCCAAGGGACCGCCGGGATCCCGTTCGCCGATTTCGAAGACATCAGGATCGCAACATACCGAGGTAGATACGACCTGCCAGCTAACGATATGGATGGGCAAGCGAGTTTCGTACAACCGCTGAATGATGAAATAATTTTGACCGGTGGCGGGTTGATAAACCCTAGCGATGGAACAGAGCGTCTTCAAGTGGTGATCAGGCCTTTGTTTAACGCGGTGCCGTCGAGTGTAAATATTGAAGATCTTCGGTTCGTGATGGACGCGGTTCCTTCGTCTCTAGTCAATGCCGTAAAAGTATACTACTCAGATAGTGGGGATCCTGGACCATCCAGTTGGATACCGTATGGAGGTCCTAAAGATCTGCAGGTGGTTGAATCCTTAGGCCCAAAAGTATTGCTTCGTGTTGAACCAGACGGCTTTTCGAGCGGTATCCACTCGTACTACAAGGTAGTATTCCAGAGTGTCATAACCACCTCTGCGAATATAGAGCGCATCTTCTTCAGCGGGGCCCACGCGGCCGGTGCCATGATCCATCACACCGGTGGTGGCGATTACGTCGTGACCGACCTGGAGGTCTGGATAGTCCAGCCGAGCGACACCCCGGTGCCCAACCACACGGTCGATATCTACACCTCGAATTCTCCCTCGGGGGCCGCGGGGTCGTTCGTCAAGATTGCGGAGAACATTGAACTCCGGCAGTCCCATTTGATTGCGTCGAACAGCCCCTCGGGTACCAACAAGATCTTCGCCTACAGGGCCTCGATTTTCCCCGAGAGCTACACCCTGGTGGAGGGCCTGGTGGGTGGCCAGTTCCTCGCCTTCATCGTCAAGGAAGCGGGGGTCGCGACATCCCAGCGGATCATCAAGGCCTGGTTGGCCGAGAGCCAATGCCAGGAGAACGCTTCACACATCGGATCGTTCATTGGGGATTCTCTTGGGGGCGCCGGATCGTCGTATATCAACCCCCTGCACCCCAGCGGGTTCGAAGGTGCTACCAACAAGTTCCGCTTGATTACCAACGTGGATATCGTTGGGCTCCCGGGGCCCGTGGCTAATCCACAGATCGATTTTGGATTCGGGAGCTATGCGAAATTCGGGGAGTTATCACCCGACAGCCTCCGGGCCGCGAGCGGCAGCTTCGGTGACGCCGGGTTCCTGGGGGCCAAGCTGGCCGAGGTGATGGGCGAGCCCGTGAGCTCGACGGTCCCGCCAGAACGATCGCTCATCGGGTTGGAAAACCGGTTACGAGAAATTTCTATCATTACCGTGGGGTTAGGGGTAACGAACTCATTCGGTCAGTTCAATGTCTCGGATTACCCGACGGTCAACGCAACCATCGAGGCCGCGGTCGCGGCCCTGCTGCCGGTGGACGGGGGCGTCATCTCGTTCAAGCCGGGGGTTTACGGAGATCTCAGCAGCCTGGTGACCAACTTCGTCGACAACCACATCCGGATCAATCGGGACAACGTGGTCCTGAGGGCCGAGGCCCTGGGGTCCGTGACGATCAAGCTGCGACACTCACCCTCGGTTGCCCGGGGGTTCTGCCTGAAGCTCAATGGTTCGAACCTTGGGGTTCAGGATATTCGTTTCGATTCCGACGCCCCCGCGGCGGCCGATGCGTCCCCCTTCCTAGACCTCGAGAATGCCGTGTGGATCTCGGCGCCCCAGCAGTTGGCTGGGCCAGCCACGAGGCCACTTGATGGGACTGATGACTATACCGATGTGTCGATCCACAATTGCGAATTTGCTGGATTCACAAGGGTGCGGATCGGGACACCCGACATCTCCAGTGCCTTCATCACGTCGGCCAAGCTGTCGGGCGTCAGGATTACCAACTGTGACTTCGATGCCACCTCCGATAGTGACCCCGTGGCGGTCAACGTGTCGTATTCGAGCCTGATGGTCAACCCCACGGTCACGCGGATTTCAGACCTTGTGGTGTCGGACTGCAGGTTATCGGGCGAGTTCGTCTCCCCCGTGACCAAGGCCATCAGGATTGCGGCAGCCACTAGGGTTGCGATCCAACGGATCCGCGGGGTCGTGAAGCTTTACTGGAGCAACACCCTGACGCTTTCGGACAGCAGTGTGTTCAATCTTTATGCCCGTGGAGTCCAACGGTTCACTTCAACGGATTCGGAGTTCTATACCCTTGCGTCGGGTAATGTCCCGGCCATCACGCTGGATGGTTACGCTGGGCGCAAGTGCTCCGGGGTCGTGTTCCACGCCTGCACCATCGCGACGGTCCAGGGATTCGCCTCCGGGTTAACCCAGGGGACGCTTGACGTAATGTATACCGACGGGTTGATCGTGTCGGAGTGTAACATCGAGTCCGTAGGCAACGCATCCCCGAGTCAGAAGGATCATTACGGCGTGACCCTCCGGACCGCGGTCACGAGCGCGGTGTTCCAGTCCTGCGGATTCGTGGGCAACCGAGTGATGCTAAATACTGATACTGGTGTAAATAGCAAGATTGCTATCCGTGGGTGCCAGGTGGTTCATTTCTCTTCGGAACCGGTGACGTCCCCTGGAACTCACGGGGTATTTAGCTTTGTCAATGTGAACAATCTGTACATCGGGCACATCAGCGCGGCCCCTGGGGAGATGTCGTCAGCAAATCCGGACCGATTGATTCGGTTGGAGAGTTGCAACCATTTCACCATCGAGGCTGCGGAAGCCAGGGACAAGGGGTCGATACATTTACTAAACTGTACCTTCGGGATCGTGGCAAATTGCCGGCTGACCAACTCGTTGTCGAACCCCGGGTGCGCCGTGACGAAAACTACGTCATCGCGTATATTCCAAGTCGGAAACATCACGTCGGACGGCGGGGGCATTGTGTTGCCCGACGGCGCCCGTTACCGATCAGAGGAACCCTCCGGTACGTCGTTACCACTGGCCGATGGCAAAGAGATTCTAAAGTACGGCGATGGTGTTACCTACGGCAGCTTTAGGGTGTGGAAGGCTGGTCACAAGATCCTTATCACCCAGAACGTAAAATCGTTTACAGAAGCCGGGGGCTTGCTAATTGGCGCCAACGTCATCACGAAGGAGATCAACGCCCAGGCCTCCACCACATTGGTCCTTGGTGTCGGGAGCGAGGTGCTGGAGGTATATGGATCCCGTGGGGGCGATGCCACGGCACAATCGCTCGTGTCCTCGATCACCACGGGGGGCGCCGGACTCTTGAGCCTGCTGCCAAGTTGGGCACTGTCTCTGCTGTCTGGTATGAACAGCCCGTTGCTGGCGTTCCTCAAGACCGTGGTGGCGTCGGTCGGGGGCGCGAGTGGCAAGCCCGGGATCGTGCTGGAACAGTTTACCGACGCGGTTGTCTTGTCGGTCAACCTGCAGTCCGACACAGGGCAGACAGATCGGTCGAATAGTTGGAACAACAGCTACTGGTCGAAGAAGGATACATCGAAGGCTGCCTTCGCCTTCATCCTGACCTTGGCATCCAACGCTGGGGATTCGCCTCCATCGACGACAGCGAGATTTGCCGTTGTGGCATCGGGTGAGCGTACCACCACTGGTTCTTTGAGCACGTCTGTACGGTTTACTTTCGATACCACGGGCAACGGGGTTGGCCGGTTTCTGGCCTCAAACGGTGGGATCATTCGCGCGGCCCTCGAGACCGTTGGGACGATTCTTCAGCGTGGCATTGGGTCTGATGTGGCTGCCCGTCATTTTGATTCCGATTCGTCACCTTTGCTGTCGTTCAAAGAATGGTCTACGGTCAAGTTTCCAAACGCATCGACAGGTGCGACAACTGAATTTTATCGTTGGGCCCTGACCAACAATGTGAATTACGATAGTGCGAATCTGCGCTGGGGTATAAACACCAATATCCACACCACCTTTACCGAAGCCTTGGCCTTGGCCGTTGGGGGAGAGGGTCATTTGTTTGCACTCTATCGGCTGACCGCAGGCGAGACCACGACCCTGAGGGCAGCGCCCGGTTACATCGCGGCCACCGGGACCCCCGGGACCCAGACGTGGCGCATGGTCTTTGCCATCACGACCAGTGGGACGATTGTCCAGGGATCCCCCGGTTCATCCGCGGTCATCGGGGCGATTCCATTGTTCAAGTTCATGTCGTTCTTCCGCCAGTGGCAAGATGTGAGTCTCCCGAGACCGAATGCCCCTGGTTCGTCCGACTCCTTCTCCCTGGTCTTTACTCACAACGTCGACTACAACGACACGGGACCCGTGTGGGTAGGGAAAAGTACCTTGGACACTCGATTTGGGAGCAACGCCTACGCGATGGCTCTCCTGAGCCCGAATTTTTTGTTTGCCATCTATGCCCTCAAGAGTGCGTCCGACAGTATTGCGGGTCGATCTGTCCCCGTGACCGGTACCCCAGGGGGTGCAACGGGTACCTGGAGGCCTATCTTCTGGATGGATTACGGGGGTTCGATCCAGTTCACGAAAAATGACTTACCCGGTATACCGGAGACCGTGGCGGCAGTAAGTGACGTCTCCGTGCCGGCGACATTCGTAATAGCGGCTCCCGATTCCGTCAATATCGGTCGGGCGGACTACGTCGCCACGAGTTCTGCCCAGAATGCAATCAATACCGCCCTCCGTGATTTAGAAGCGGAATCACCCGGCGGTCCAACGAATCCAAAGGGAGGGTCTATTGTACTTCTAGAGGGGACGTACAACATCACTGACGTCATCAAGATCGGCGTCTCTGGGCAGATACCGTGCCGCCACATAAAATTCATCGGGCAGGGCCGCGGGTCTACCAAAATTGTTGTTAACTCCACCCATTCCATACCCAACAACGGGTCGATATTCGTGAACGAAAACACGTCGAGTGGACCCCTCGTTGTGGAGTTCGAGGACCTGACGATAGAAGGGGCAAGTGTGGTTGAAAGTGCCAATACGGTTTACGCCACTGGTTCAGGGTCGTGGTCGGTGGCGAACACGTTCATGTCACCGCAAATCAGCAACGGTTCCCTTTATGCTGGTAAGAGATTGGTTGTCTCCTCGGGGTCGGGATCCGTGAGGGCACTGAATGGAGAGTTTACTATTCTAGGCGGAGGTGTGGGGTACGTTGTAGTCACTTCCCCGGGTGTAGCCGACGCCACCAAGCTTTACCCCGGGGGTCCACTTTCATTTCCCACGGTGGGAACGCTTCCGTTCTCCATTGTCGACGCGGGTCTGCTGCAGGCGACGGCTACGCATTCAGCTTTTGACCTTTCGGCATCGAACTACGGCGGTGCTCCTCATAAAATCGCCGTCCGCAGATGTGCTGTTGAGAAGGTCAAGTATGGATTCAATACCAAACTTAGTGATGCTGAATTTAGCGACACCGCGTTTAGATGGTGTACAGAGGCCGCGCTGTACTCTGGAGCAGCTTCGGACGGTCTTATTTCCGGTACCCTGACGCCGCCCACACGTATCCGGGGTTGTCAGTTCCGAAGCTGCAGTTGGGCGGAGTCCGCCACTTCAAATAAATACGTGATAATTGCAACTAACCTGCAGTTGCAATCGTGTACCTTTGGTAGCAACGGGTTGGAGTCACTCTATAGTCCAGGCATGATTGTTGACCGGTGGGCTCCAGGGCTTGTCGCAGGTTCCTTTGTGTCGGCATGGGGTTGCCAGGCCGATGCCGGTTACTACGGATTCGTTGGGGTAGTGTTAAAAATCAGCAACTGCCAATTCCGATACGACGTGTACCCCGGAAGCTTGGTGGCGCTCCCCCAAGGTTTTGGTGAGGCCGTCATTAAATGTATTGGCTCCGGCTTTCCGGCTTACGCTTCCGTACGGGATTGCGAGTTTACCGGTGTGGTCAAATCGAAGGCTATAGAGTTGGTTTCTGTCGAGTCAGCAGTAGTCAGTGGGTGTACGTTCCGTCCCGATACGACTTTAGATAGCTCTGATTATTGGGGATCTTTTTCTGGGGATACGCTTATCCGTGCGGAGCTCTCGACGGTGTCCATCAAGGACAGCACATTTACTTCCCCGAGGCTGCAGCATGTTTTACTTGTTGAATGCTCTGATTGCGACATCCGTGGCAACGTGTTTGACGGTCCCAACGACAACACAGGACTATACACTGGGTTTAGTTCTTGTGTTGAACTCACGGGAACTGCTTCCTTTGTGTCCCGACGTAACAGGATCATCGAAAACAGTTTTATTGGACTTGACTCGACGTTCAAGGCTATACGCCTTGCGAATTACAACGATATGATTCAGGTGAGGAACAATGTTGGCGACGGATCTTTTGACCGCGGTGTTCAGGTGGAAGATACCGACAGTCAGCCCGCCGCTGTCGTCGTTGGAAACCGGTTCGGTATTCCACTAAATAAACAGGTAACGAATGCCAGCGGGGCTAACTTTCATACCTCGGTACTGACCGGGGACGAATTCCGTAAAGTCCACGAGGTCACACTAGCTTCTGCTATAGCTTCCAGCGCTGTCGCCACATTTATATTTTCGGATTTAGTCGGGACTTTCAAGATACCGGACAACACTTTACCCAGTACCGGAATGTATCTTTTGCTGCTGTACCTCGATACGAGCACACCCAACATAATTAATAACCCCGGTGTCTTCGAAGTGCAGGTACTCGATGATAGCGAGCGTATCGTCGGTGAGACAGAATGGGGTGTAGGGACGAGCGGTCCTGTAAGTGAACCGTTTGACGGTGTAGTCATCCCGGTGACGTTCTACGTCAGTTCAACGACGGTAGAGTACTTAGTTCGGATATCCAACATGAGCATCTTCGATTCTCCGTACCCGGGGTTCGCGATAGGCACGAAGCTCAAGGTGTACCGCATGGAGTCCATGGTGGGTGTGATGGATTCCGGCAGTTTGAACTAAAAAAGGCGGCACAGAAGCGCCGCCTTTGATCCCTGGGTCACGTGGTCATCAGGCTGACCGCAGCAACTCCACCAGCTTGGGCATCCGGGGGGCGGCGAACTCCCGGTAGAGCTGCGCCTTCACGTCGTCTGGTAACGTGATGATGCCCAAGACATAGACCGTTAGGTCCCACTCGATCCGCCGGATCTCATGGATGACGCTCTGCTCGGCTTCCTGAATCTTGAGCGCGAGGAACTGGACTGCCTCGGGTCCCATGGCCGGGAGCTGGGGCGACGCCGTGGGGTCCTGGGTCTTCTCGAGAGTCCGGTGACCCATGAGCGACTCGATCGCCGAGGCCGCGGCCGCGACATCCGGGGTTGTGACCGGCCCGGGGGTCTCGATGGTGTTGTGCTGGGGCACAGGGGTCTGGGCAACCTGAGGAACCGGTGCCGCGGGAACCGATGGAGGGGTTACCCCAGGGGCCACGACTGTGTCGGGTAGCAACGGGAGACCCGACAGATCATACCCGGGGGGCGTTTTGTCCACATGGAGGCGCCCATGTGCCCCGAGGCCCTTGAGATCCCGGGGGGTCTTGGTGATGTAGAGGTTTGGTTTCCCGTCCTTGACACACTGCTGACACAGGAGTCGGCCGTCCTGAAGCGCCAGGTGGTTGTTCGCAGTACGGAACACCGGGTACGGAAACGGAGGCAACGGGATCGTGCTGGTTGGGACCCCGGGGCCTTGGGGTTGGGGAACCGTCCCGGGGACCTGGGCAACGGGCGGAGGTGCCGTCGTGACCGGCGTGGCGACCGCGGACCCCTGGGTAGCCCCGGCTTCAGGCCCGTTGGCCAACATCCCGAGGGCCTGGAGGTCGTTCACGAGGTCCGGTTGGGTGACCCGCTGGTACTTGTCCATCAGGTACCGCATGATGTCGGAATTTTCCGCAACCTGGACGGGTAACCCGTCTTTGCCGCGGAACACCACGTTGGTCCGTTGGGCCGTGGTCACGGCCCAGCCGACCAGTTCGGCGAATGTTTGGTTATGAGCTTCTTGAGGGGTCATGCAATCTCCTTTTTAAGGGGTTATGGGTTACGAGGGAAGCGTGGGTGACGAAGAACCTTGTTCTGCACTTGGCACTCCATCACGTGGACATCTTGATGAGCAAAGCAGTTGGCATCGCACGACATGCTGGTTCGGTAGATGTGGAAGCGGTTCAGCAGGATCCCGGCCTGGTGGAACCTGATCTCATCCACTGGGCTCCCAGGGGGCTCGCCTCCACCTTCAAGGAACTGGATAAGGAGTGCCCTTTGGGTCCAGGGGGATAGGAACCTCTTGAGCCTGGCTTCACAGGCCACCCGGAGTTCCGTGTTATTGATCCCGTGGTATTGCTCGGCTTCAGAGCTTTCGGCCCCTCTGGGGTCCGAGGGTTCCGTTGGCATCTCTGAACCTTGCGTCTGGGTCTCGTCCATAGAAATCATCTCCTCGTCTCGTGATCTCCCGGGAGATGAACTGGATCCTCCTGGAAATCATGGATCGTGCGTTTTCGAGTTTGTCGGCCGTGATCCGGGCCGTCAGGTACTCGGTGTCGGTCTGGATGTACCGGGGGTCACCGCGGTACTCTTCATCGGCGTCGTCTTTGGACTTGCCGGATGCTCGGATGTCCTTCTTGACCTCCACTTTGATCAGGTCACTCAGGGCCTTGGACACCACTTTGTCATGGTCCGCGTTGGTCGCCAGGGCCGCGATGTAGTTGTGCCATGCTTCGGTCGCCTGGTAGAGGCGCCCAAGCTCCTGGCTCGTGATGACGGTCAGGTCCTCGGGCATCATGGGGAACCCGATGTCGTCGTACTCAACCCCCGGGACAGGGCTTTCCACCGGGTTCCGGGGGATCGGGACCTCGACCCTGACGTCCAGGGCATCGCGGTACATCTGGATCTTGGCCTGGAGCTTGGGATCATCCAATGGTTGGGCAAGCTTCATAATTTCCTGGTGGTTGGGTTCATGACCTCGGGGCAGATGCCACGGAACCTGCAGCTCGAGGTACAGGGGGATGTCCCGAACCAATGTTTCTTGGTTTCGGGTGGTACCCCGCGGGTGATTGCATCCTCTACCTTCAGGAGCATGGTCCACATTTTCTTGGCACGATCCGGGCTGTAGGGTACCCGGTACTGCCGGGTCGAGAAATCGTTCCGGCAGATGTACAACAAGTACCCAAGGGTCGCGTTGGTCCTGCTCATGTAAAGTTGCAGTTGGTCTTCGTGCTTCTCCAACGGGGTTTTGCCAAGGCTGTCGAACACCGACTTGGAGCAGGTCTTGTATTCATGAACCTCGTGGTGCTCTTGAGGTCCATGGACATCAGCATCACACCGGCCGGAGCAATGGCTGGAGAACTGGATCCTGAGCTCTGGGCTATAGGTCCACCCCACCATGTCATAATGCTTGGCCATTCCATGCTGTACTTGCTCGTGGATATACTTCCCCACGTCCATCATCCCGTTGGATTCGAAGGTTCGGTCTTCCTTGAGCCCCGGGGTCTTGAGAGCATCGTGGTAACAGGCAAACAGACAACCGTTCACCAGGTTGCTTGGATAGAATCTTCCCGTCGGTTCCCTTGGGGTCTGGTGGAGCGATGGCCAGGATAGCCGGACAATATCCTCGGGGGTCATGGGGGCCATTGTACAGATCCTTAAAAATTACGCAAGTTTTAGAAGATCACGCCCGATAGAACCGGACACCACTTTGAATACCTGGCCCCCGGCGGCAAAATGGATCATGTGGCTATAGGGTTCCAAGGTGTTGTCACTCTCGAGGGTCTCGAGCTCCAGGCAGTAGCCCGGCACCACGATGATCTCGCGATGATGCCGGATAAAGTTGACCAAGAGCATCGGGGTACGGCTCGATACCCTGGCATCCTGCAGCAGCTTCCGGATGACCCTGTTGGTAACCTTGAAGGTATCCTTGGCCGTGCTCTTGACCTCCTGGACCCATCGTTCTCCATGGCGCCCATCTCCCTTGCTGTGCCACATGGCCCCGGAGTTGGCATTGACCTTCCCGCCGTACTTCTTGATGACGTCGCGTTCGCGTCGTTTCCAATGGTTCACTCGGGTTCCTCACCGGACTCGCGATCTTGCAGACTTTCGTCCATGATCTTGGCCCTGGGGTCAGGGAGTGAGGTCTTGTGTATCCCCCGGATCTCCAGGGCCTTGTGAGCCTGGAGAATATCATCCTGAACCATCTTGAGGAGATCCGGATCGGTCTGGAGGATGAGGGCCAAGTCCTCTCGTTTTACCTGCTCACCATTCAGTTCCAAGACCCCGTCCCCATAGAACCATTTGTTACCTTGATATTTGAATATGTCGGATGACACCGCCAGGTCCGTGACCTCACTGTAGATGTCGGGTCCAATGGGAAGACCCCGGGGGTTGTCCCCCCGGATCACGTAGGTGACCTGGCATGACCTGTGGGGTACGCAGATCTTGGACTTGTCCACCGTGATGGAGATCTGTTTGGCCCAGGTCTTCTTGTTCGTCGTGACGAAGGATGCCACCCGGGTCTTGAGGGCCAGGTGCTTGTCATGCTTGAGGGCATAGCCCCCGGGGGTATCGGTGGCCTCGCCGGTTGGACTCCAGCCCCCGATCTTGGCCCTGATCTGGTTGATGATCACGAGGGCTGTCTTGAGATTCTCACGACTCAATCGGTTGCATAGGCTCAAGAGGAAGTTGCAATGACGGTTCACAAGCTTGGGATTCAGGGCCACGTGGACATCTTCATGCTCTCCCGCGAGTTCCTTGTCCGTCACCATGGCCCCGATGGAATCCAGGATATAGAGGTTGAGCTCCCCGGTGAGCAGGAGACGCTTGACCTTGTTTAGCTCGGTCTCGGCATTATCCCCATACAGCAGGATGAACTTGCCCCCGCCCTCCTGGGACGCGACGATCCTGTCGACCTCCTGGGCCACGACCCCCAGGTTCTTGAACATCTTGATCTCAAGGTCCGAGTACGGGATCTTGACCCCTTGGTGCCGAACCCAGTTGAGATCCAGCCCGGCGCTCTCGGTCGAGACGACCGCGATGGCGCAGTTTTTACCGAAGACCTGTTGGGCGCTCTTGGCTAACCCGAGCGCTATGGTGGACTTGAAGGTTGCGGGTGGGCCAAAGATCTCGGTGATGGCGTTGTACGGGATCCCGCCCCCCGTGATCACGTTGACCCCAAAGATCTGGGCCGGGAGCCGATCCTCGAACGCAGGGGTTATGTTGCTCCCAACTTCAATGACCCCGCCGTAGTCCCGCCGTAGCTCCTGGATCACCAGGTCTAACCTGCTCTTGCTACTCTTGAGCTTCGTCGACTTGGGGGTCTTGGGTACCAGATCCTTGGGCTTTTGTTTTTTCTTCGCCATATTTAACCGCCTTGTATGCTCGGTAGAGTGATGCACAGTTGTCTTCTATCGACTCGCCGTACTGGTGACTCGGGATCATGCCGCTGGGGCGTGGATGATAATGGACGGCCGAGACCCAGGTATCGGGCAGGAATACGATGTCGTGTCTTGACGACACCGACAACGACACCGCCATTGGGTCGGGTTGAAAATCAAACACCACGGCCACCCGGGTTTTGCCCCGGAGCCGGAATTTCATGGAAGCGAACGGCCGGTCGTTAAGCTCGCCGTGATACCGGGCCGATGGAAGGAGCGGCGACGCCCCGGTGGCCAGGATCCACTTGCGGATGAACTCGACTCGTTCCTGCTGCCGCAGGCTTGCGATGGGCTTGTTCGAGAGGGTCAGATCCGCAATCCGGACACAGACGGACAGATCCATACTTCCGGGTGGGAGTGCCGCATCGAGGGCATTGACTACTGTCCTGTGTATCGACTCCGTATTTTTCCATTGGGGAACCTCGATTGAATTGGTTTTCAGGTACAACCTCATGGTATCAGGTTTGTAGAACCCCTGGCCTGTGTTCACGCTGTAAACCCTCCCGGTGAACTTCCGGTGCTCCAGATGACCGAAATGCTGGAGCATCATCTTGCGGTCTGTCAAGAACGCGGTGTACTTGACGTAGTGGAGGAAGGCGTAGACCGCGTCAGCCGCCTGGTGGTAACTGAGGCCCGTGTGGTCCGCTACCTCCTGGATGATCCTGTGGGCCGAGATCTTGGGCTTCATGCCCTTGGTCTCGGGGGCCGTGGGATCGGGCTCTTGGATGATTTTGTCGATCGGGTCGGTCATGTTGGAGTCCTTGTATTCTATTTCGCCGCAGACCACGTAGTTGCGTATTTCGCACTTACCTTCAGGGGCACCCGCCAATCGATGTGACTCATCGATGCCTCCATGTGGTTCACAATGATGATCTTGGCTTCTTCGGCGTGCTGGTCCGGTACTTCTTCCACGACTTCGTCGTGAACCTGGAGCACGAGATCCGCCCCCATGGTCTTGAGCACTGGATCGTTCGTGATCGCGGGCATGTAGTAGCGCATCAGGTCTGCTGCGGAGTTGTGAGTGATGACCCCGTTGACCATAAATCGTCCAGTGTCGCTGTTGACTACATCGAACATCTCGATGTATTCTTCAGTTTCTGTTACGCTACGGACAATCTCTACCCTGCCGAAGGCTTTGGACACGTTGTCATTCGCGAGTAGGCTCAGCGCCTTTGCATTCTTCGCAGGGTTCAGGAATCCGATCTGTTGTACAAATTTATGGAGATCGCGAGTGCGTAATCGTACGAGTGTTCTATCGACGTAGGTATGGACTCGACTTTCGATGCCAAACAACAACAGTGCTTGCTGTATCTCTTCGGCGTAAGTTCTGAATCTTCCGCCTTGCCCGAATGTAAGGGCGATAGTTTTGCCTGTCACGCCACCATCGCCATCAAACATTCCCCGTAAGAATCCACGCAACAATTCAGAATCTTTGAATATCTCCGCTGGAATGCCATTCTTAAGGTTTAGTTCGGTGGCTTGACGTGCCAGGACAGCGGAGTCCAGATTGAGTATGTGCATGGGTAATTTGTTGGGGCGCTGACGTGTACAGAGTCTATACCGTAGCCCTGCGGTGCTCAGGCAGTCCAGCATGTAGGGAAGGATACTGATCTCGTGCTCCGCTACCAGCCAGGTCAAGGCTTTATTTCGAACGATAGTTCCGTCTGAGGCCAATCTACCCAGCATGATCCCTAGAGCTAGAGGATTCTGTATGGCGCTGAGTGATATTCTTTTTGCGTTGCCGACACCATTCGGAGCTTTCCGGTGTGTCCTTAGTGTGGGTTTCGGAAGTTCTACATGACCATGAAACTTTACTGCATGGGCAAGTTTGATGCGCTCTATTGGTGCAAATTCTAGTGCGGTTCTAAAGCGTTCCGATCCAACTTCGTTAACCGTAAGGAATTTGTGCTCAGGGCTACAGATGATTCGATTACCAGATGCAAATTCAACGAGTATTTTCTTTTTCATACCGGAAGCGATCACCACCGCGCCGACAAAGGCGTTACCATCCCATATCCTTACCGATCTATTGACGAGCGACTTGATAGGAACGTAGCCGTGACCTTCGACCAATACCCTGGAGTTTCCCTCAACACAGCCCTGGATGATGGCGTTGAAGAGCTGGCGCTCCGCTTTGGAGGAAGCCCGTATGTTGTTGGACCAGATCTCCGGCAGCCGTCGGCGCCTGTTCAGCAGCGTGAGGACAAACCCATTGGCCTTGCAGAAACCTGTGTGATACTTCTTGGCCTGGAGTATCCCAGGGAATGTTTTGAAGAACAGGTCGATGATCGCTCTGGCTTCCTCAAGCGTAACCCCAAGGTTGGCGGCCAATCGTTTGTCCCCCATGCCGTACAGGATGCCGAAGAGCAATGTCTTGGCCGACTTGCGGCACGCCAACATCTTCTTTTGTGCGGACGTCAGGACACCACCCGACTCCTTGAGAACCTTGGCCTCGAGGATGTCCTCGTACTTGAGGTCAAACAGGCTCGCGGCCGTGTAGGCGTGGAGGTCGCGGCCCTCTAGCAACACCTTGATCAAATTCTCATCACCCGATATCTGGGCCGTGAGCAAGACCTCCAGTTGGCTGAAATCCGCCACCACGAGGGATCTGCCCTCCGGGGCCTTGAAGGCAATCCGGATATCGTACTGCTGGATGCGCTCGTCTTCCGATGGGTTCTCGACGTTCTGTAGATTTGGTGAGGCAGAACTGGTACGTCCGGTCCGAGTCCCGGTGACGCGAAACTGACAATGGACTCGTCCGTCACTCTTGATATGGCTGGACAAGCCCTCGACATATGTGCTCAACAGCTTGCTGAGTTTCCGGTGCTCCAACAGGGGGGTAATGTCATCGGGGTAGTCTTCCTCCAGGATTTCGAGTGCCTCTTTTTTGTACGAGGCCTTCCGTATCCCGCTGGCCCCGCCATCCGTGTACTTGACGATCGGCATCCCGATGGTCTCGTGGAACAACCGGTGTAGCTGGTCACTGGAGTTTAGGTTGATGACATGGCCTGCCCGCTGGGTGTAGAAGTTCTCAATCTCCTGAATCCTTGATTTCAAAGGAGCTTCGTACCGTTTGAGCGCATGGGCCTCGACGCAGGCGCCGTTGTGCTCCATCGTCCAGATGGACTTGACATACGGTTCCTCCATCTCGATGTAGTAGTCCCAAAGGGATTTGCCGTCTTGCCATACCTGCTCCTCAAGCCGACGCTTGAGTTCGTAAAAAAGCAGCAAGGTGGCGTAGGGATCGGTGGCCGCGTAGTCTAGGAATACTTCTCGTTTGGTCTCCATGGCCCACTCGGCCGGCGACAGGTTGATCCCCTTGGGCGGTTTCTTAAACAGGGTGCTGAATGGCTTCATCCCGTGGATTAATCCGTAATCTCCGCAACATTCCTTGAGTCCATGACGACCGTACCGGTTCTCATCCACCAGGTGATCCATCACCAGGGTGTCGAACACCCGGGCACGGAATCCCGGGCGAACCCTCCAGGTGCGCCAACAGATGTGGGCGTCGTAGGGGTAGTTGTGGGCAATGACGTCAACCCCAACGCAGTCGAGCATCGAGACCAACGGGACCGCGACCACGGGGTTGGGTTCGAATACCAGGCGGGACCCTTGCGCAAGATCGAACAATTGGTCACCCCATTGGGGTCTCCAGGGTGTCTTGGGAACGCTCAAGGACACCAGGACGTTGCGGGCGACGTGGGGATCCTCACTCGTGGTTTCGGTATCGAACGCCACGATCCCCAGGTCGCGGATCACCTGGGACAAGACCAAAGCCTCGGCCTCAGTCTTGATTTCGATGTATGGTAGAAGGGAGTGAAATTTTGGCATGTGGCATCACCAGCCCATAGATGTTGATTCCAGCGCGATAAAAGACCCCCTTGGCCGCGACCGGCAGGCTACGCCACGAATGGGTTGGTTCTCGAAACGAATCCCTGACCCCTGAGTAAAGTTGTACCAGCTTGTTATCCAGCAGGTTTCGGTAATACCGTATCCCAACATGGACGACCTCGTTGTGACGATTGGTCGTTAGAAACACGATCCCTTCGGAGTTCTCCCCCATCTTGACAAGCGGGAGGCGTTCCTGAGGCCCGGCGTCGGCCTGGGCTTCCGCCAGCGCCACGATGTCGGACATGAAGAGACTTTTGTTGTAGATCAAGCTTTTGAACTTTTGGTCCACGTCGTACTTGGCCTTGGGGTCAAGCATTTCGGTGGACGGTAATTCGGCGTTCTGACGTGCGTACATCCCGATGGCCCTGAGTCGCATGGGTACCAGTAGTTTGGATGCTTCCCGAATCGCCATGACGGAATATAAGTCCGTCGCGACCACCAGGTCCTGGGAGGCCACGTAGGCCAGAAGCCCCCCAGGACCCAGGTTCCGGGCGTAATCCTCGATCAGCCCCCGTAGGGCCGAGCGTTCGGATTTGAGGTATTGGAACCTTGTAGCCATTCTTTCGGTATCGCGAGTCCGATTTCTTCTGCCTGTTGCCCGATGGTCGGGCCTTTCGTGATGATGAGGTTGAGTCTCTCGAAGAAATGCTCCAAGTCTTCAAAATCAGGTTGTACCACCTGGTAGCCCTTGGCCTCGGCATAGTCATAAGCTGACTTTTTTCGCGGCTGACCATCGCGGCCAATCGTGTTGGTCACGGTCTTGGAGACGTAGATCACGATGTCGTACAGTGCCTTGGGATGCGGTTGGCCACACTTGGTGCAGCGGCGCACAACCTCGGGGTATCCTTCGATCTTGCACATCTGGCACACCGCAGGGTTGTACCGCACTTGTTCGAATTGCTCGACGTTCAACTGGGCAATCTGGTGGGTGTTGAACATCGGGGCCTTGCACTGCTGGCACGCCAGAGCTTCGATCTGCATGAGGCCCCCGCAGCCTTTGCACTCGTTCTGTACATTGTTGTGAAGTTGCCGGATGTCCCGGTACTGGGCTCCGCTGCAGTACAGCACCTTGAGACCCCCGGGCACTACCATCTGGCGTTGCGCCGGGTCGACAATCGGGACATTCGCTGGAATCAAGGTTTTCTTGCCATTGGTTTCGATGTAGCGGCCGTGGTCAAACACCGGGATCACGATCTCGCTGGGGGCGGAGCGTTGCCCGCGGTCGGCCCGGAGCTGACTCGTGGCTTTGCCGTAGCACGTGAGGCAGCGGCCCGTGGTGCTCTCGAATCCGTCGGTACATATGACCGGGGGCATGGTCTCCTTCTTGCCCGTCTTCTCGCTCACCCGTTCGATCCAATGGCGCCGGACCTCAGGGAAGCCGTTAGGGAACAGATCTTCCGGGGGTTGGAGCACCTGGATGGGAAGTTGGGACCCATCCTGCAGGATGACGTTGGGCAGGAACGGCATCCTGCCGCTTGAGGTCGGTTTGGTCTTGGTGAAGGCGTCGTTCATAGGTTCTCCTTGTAGTGGGTAGCTAAGTAGCCTGATGGTCTAGTTAGCTGGGTTAAACAGGTGTTTTATTTCTTCAGGTGACAGGTTATCCGGTTGGGCCCCTGGGTACTGGAGCACCGTCGCGGGTACCCCTTGGGCCAGGAGCGCTTGTTGAACGATTTTCCCAGAGGTTCTTCCGGAAACGTCGTTGTCAAACACCACGATAACACGGTCCGCCAGATTCTGCAAATGGGTGATTTGTGACGGCGTCACCTTGGTCCCCATGGTGGCGACGACGTTGTCGACCCCGTGCTGCTTGAGCCAAAGGCAGGCCTTGTACCCCTCGACCACATAAAGCAACGGGGTGCCCTTGGGCACCAGGTGGCCCCCGTAGAGCCATGACTTGTTTCGAGGTGCATAGTTGTGATCTACAGCACCCCGGAGCATCGTCCCGGTATAGACTTTATACCGCGGTTCCACCCCGTCGGCCGCTCGCCCGCTGATTGCCACGAGACGACCACCGGGTGCCCGGATTGGGAACGTGATGCGCTCGTACATCATGTCGTACCCGACTTCGAATTTCAGTAATGTGGCTTCGGAGAAACCTGTGTCCGCCAGGGCCACGGGGCAGTAGCGAAACAGCGCCAAGACCGATTCGTTCATCTGGTCGTTCGTTTCCCGGCGGATCGCGGGCATCAGGTTGACGCCGTCGAAATTATACCCAAGTAATTTCTTGAGGGATTCGAAATTTCCTGTGATCCCGCAGCTAAAGCACCGGTAGTGGCCACTGGCCAGATGGACTGAAAAACTTGGATGTGCCTCTTGTCCGCCCTTGTGGACAGGGCACGCGGCAATCGCATGGGTATCGCTGGTACGACGCACCAGGTTGAGCCGGGCGTCGAGCTGGTCTAACAAATCCATTAGTCGTTGAACCGGTTGGTCTCCTTGGATTCTTCCTCATCCTCCCCAAGGTACTTGGACGGAAGTTTCCAGTCGGGTTGACCGTTGGGCAACATGATGGGGCCAAGGCCATGACAGCATTTGTTCCCAACGGAGAAGCCGTCCAGCGTGGTCTCGCGGGCCGCCTGGACTAAAAAAACCGTACGTTCGAGACGTTTGTCATTGTCGAGCCGGAGCATGAGGTCACAGTCCATCGCAAAGGCATCGGAGAACGCCGCGTCTCCCGTGACCCAGAGGCGTGCTCTCTCGCCCTTCCGATTCGCCTGGGTCGTGATGACACTCGGGAGCTTGAGCGCTTGGCAAAGGTGTTGCAGATCGTAACTGATGTTCCGGATGGTCTTGGGGTCGGCGTCCCGTTTCTTGGTCTGCTGATCCACCATCTTGTAGAGCGAGTCCACCAACAGGATGTCGGGCTTATATTCGTCGATCTTGGCCATGAGGGACGAGACCGTTCGGCCTTCGATGTTATCAGTCAGCGACGTGATGATGATCTCCTGTTCATACGGAATCGTATTCCGAGACGTTAAGTATTCGCGGAACCTTGCCTCGTCGGTTTCAAACAAGCTGCCGCCGAGCACCTGGCCGTAGTCCACATGACACTGGATCGCGGCCGTACGGTTGAGCAGTACCTCCTCGGCCATTTCGCACGACACCACCAGGGAGCGCTTGCCAGCCCGTTGGGCCGCACACGCGATTTCCAGGAGCCGGAACGTCTTGGTAGATTTCATACGCCCATAGATCACGTTGAATGTCCCTGGCTGGATTCCGCCGGTTGCCTCGTTGAGCGGTGCCCAAGGCCAGGGAATTCCCCTCATCCTGCCGCCATGCTTGATGTCGAGGTACATTTGATAGAGCTTACCCGAGTGGCTCGACATAGTGATGTCTTTTGACATCATCATGCTGGAGCTGGCGGCCGAGGCCCCGCGGTGCAGTTCCGCGACGGCGTCGTCATACTGCTGCATCGCGATGTTGCTTTCCGCGTTGGCAATCGAGGCCCTGAGGGTAATTTCGACTCGCTCCTTATGAACCCTGTCCACTAGCTCCGAGACATTCATGGTGGTCTCGGGGGTGTACATGAACGCGGGGACAAGCCGTGTGATGTCCTCGAGTGGCGGGACGTTGGTGTGACGTTGGAAATATGCCCCGATGAATCCCCAGACGGCTTTTTCGTCTGGCGTGTAGAACGATCGTTCCGTAACCCCAAGGCGCTTGGCCTCCAGGAAATTGGTCGAGCTTTCGATCGCTTTGGTCAAGAGCTTGACAGTACTGCTCATAGGATTTCCTCGAGTGTCTTGGTGGCGGCCAGCGCGGTCTTGAGGCTGACTCCGCGGAGTTGTTGTAGTTGTAATAATGCTTCGAGTACCGGGAGATCCCCAAGATGCAGGATGTTGCCCCACAGGTTTTCGACTCGCTTGGTCAAGGGGAAGTTGAATGGCGACGCGAGCATCTCGGTGATGAACTCCATGTTGTCCGCCGGTACCCCGTGGGTCAGGGCCACGCGGGCCACGTCCTCGAGGTCTCCCTTGATGACCGAGGGGGCACCGAACGCTACCCCACGGTACACCACGAGTCCGGCGGAACTGAACTTGCCTGCGCTATAGTCATCCACGGCAAACCATGCCGTCATGGTCCCGGGGATCGACATCCCGACCTCAAGACCCCATTTTCTATGGGTTGAGCGCACCAGGGTGGCCATGTGGTAACTCGCGGCCTCCATGGCCATGATGGAGGTTATGGCCGGCCGTCGCAGTTCTTCCAGGCGCTCACCCGAGGGATTCTCCAGGTAATCCCCGTGGTCGAGAAACCGGTACTCCGGTTTTTCAGGAAGGACGGTTCCCCAGAATGCTCGCCAGAACATCTCGTTCCTCGTGGTTGTGCTCCAGGGCGTTGGCAATATCGTCCCGTAGGCAGTTAAAAAAATAGGCAAAGGCCTTGAGGGTCTCGCGGTCCATCACCATGTTGTTGTTTGCAGCCGTGGGGCTGTTGGATATCGTGCCCTTGGCCACCAGCTCCCCACGGCTCGACAGCATGGCGAACTCACAGCCGAGCAACAACTTGGATTCCTCATCCGCTGGCCCAGGGGTTATCCCGGGTTCCGGGGGGGAGATACGGAACTCCCCCCCGAGGATACGGATTTCTTTGATCTCGATCTTCATTTGTCCTCCTCTGGTTTTGTGATCTTGGCGGTGAAGCTCTTGGTCTTGATGGCCGTGAGGGCTTCGGACGGAAGGGCCTTGGCCTTCACCAAGGTCTCGAGCGTAGCGGTCAAGACGACAGGCTCCTTGGGTTCCACGAGGCCAGGGTATTGTTCGAGCGGGTTTGACAACAGGGTCTTGAGGACTGCGGTATCCACGAAGCGGTTCGGCGTGAGCGAGAGACTGAAGCTCTTGCCCGTTACATCACGGAAGTCCTTGTTTGATTCGGCCTCTTGCTTGGACAATTCGACGAGTCGTTTCTCGATCGCGTCTTTGTTATCTACAAGCTTGGTGTACAACCTGATTTTGTCGCCGTGCTCTGTCATCAGGATCTCGATCGTGCTGTTGGATTGATCGAGGGCATCGCGTTGAATTTTGATTTTTTCAGGTAAGCGCATGGTACTCCTTTGGGGTATGGGTTAAGTAGATCGTCCTCTTATGAGCACCAGATCATGTATTTTCACTGGCCCAGCGGGTCAAACGATCGTAGGCGTATTGCTCATGTTCCTCGGCCGTGGCCTTGAGGATACCGATGAGCCGGTCGAGTTGCTTTTTCTCATCGCCCGGGTGACACGGGGTCTTGGCAAACACCCGGATCCCCACCTTGCTGAACTCAAGGTTACGGGCATTGTCCAGTTCGGCCGACACCCAGCCGATTTGGCTTGGATCGATACCCCGGAGATCCGGGGCCTCAACCTTCACCTCCACGGGGGTCATGACCGTGGCCCCGAGGTATCCTTGTTTTGTCGTGGTGGCGCCCCCGGTCCTCGCGCCCAACAGTGCGGAAAGTGCATCATTTCGATTCATGGGTAAGCTCCTTGCTAAATTCTTTGGCCGACATCGCGGCACTCCAGGCCACCGATACGGCTTCCTTGAGTTGTGTCAACTGTGTCCCCGGGTTCTCCACCATGGACCCACGGGCGACTTTCCCGGGGTCCCACGACACCACCGCGGGGTATCGAAGTGTCTTGGCAATGCTTTTGCCAGGAACCTCGAGGTAATGGACGGTGTCGGACGCCTTGGTGATGGTGTTGCGGGTCACAAGGGTCGCGGCTCTCTCGCCTAGCAGCAGGATGATCTTGGGGTCCACGATGTAGATTTCCTGCATGAGCCTTGGGTTACAGGCGAGTAGTTCGTCTCGTGTAGGTGATCTCGGCTTACGCTTGATCCCTTCGTCGGTGTCCTCATCGTATGATGGCCGGCACAGCACCATCGAGGTGATGTAGACATCGTATTGGCGTGATATCCCCAGGGGGGTGAATATCTCGTCCAACAGACTCCCGGCCTCACCCCTGAGGGGGAACCCGACCTTATCCTCGTAGGCGCCAGGTGGTTCCCCGATGATCATGAGGTTGGCATTTATCCCACCTTCACCGAACACCACCTTGGTTCGCCGCGTACACAGGTCAGGACACCGGAGGCACCCCTTGTACTCTTCGAATAGTTGTTTGATATCACTTCGTTTGTCCATTTTACACATCCTTCTGGACCCTGTAGCCCGAGACCGTCAGGGATTCCATTGTCTTGTTCAGTGTCCTGATGAAGGCTGGGTGCCGCGCCGCGTAAAACCATGCCTGCGGTTCTTGCCCGCCTTCACGTTCGAGCCGCCCAACCGTCTGGACCACGGCGTTGCGGTCTTTCATCGGGGTCACGACCCTGAGGGTATCGAGTGATGGTTCACTCAATCCTTCTTTTCCGAATAGCTCGATTGCCAAGGTAATGGGCTTGGTCCGGAGGTTCGCGAGCCGGACATCTGCCGGAGTTTCCATGATGTTGATCCCGGGGGCAAGGTCATGCAACCTGTCCCTGAGGTTCAACAATACTTGCCGACGGCTCGAGATGATGAGTTGCTTTCGAAGTTGACGGTATCCTTCTCGAATGTCTGTCTCCAGGACCCCGAGGTATTGTTCCGATTCGGCCAACTGGGTGACCGCCACGGCGTAGTTGTCGTCCAGCAGCAGGTCATCCATCCGGACGAGCCGGAAGAATACCGAGGCCTTGGCCCTGGTGGAGTCTCGATAGAACACGTTCTTACTCAAGGCATGGTAGTAGACGAACGACAGGTAGTCCTCTCGCGCCAGGGTGGCGGACAACCCTATGCGGCGCCCTGGGAAAGCATTGGCCACCCCGGAGAACACGGGGGCAGCGAGATGATGCATCTCGTCCATAATAATGCATCCATATATTTCGCCTAGCATACGCTTGTTAGTTTCATCGAGCGCAAGGACCGACTGGACCAGCGCGACGGTGAAGGGCTGGAGATCAAGATCTCCGGATATCACCCGGCCTACCCGTTTGATCGACGTCTCCTTCAGGATCACCTCGGTCCATTGTTCCAGGATGTCTTTCGTGTGGGCCACCACCAGGGTCCAGCGACCGTACTCCACCGCGGCCTTGAGGGCGATGTACATCTTGCCCTCTCCGCACCGAAGACTCACGATAGCGTCGGACTGCCCTGGGGGCAGGGTCCCGGCGTCCCGGAGGAACTGGATGGCATCGACCTGCAACTGGTCCCTCGGGACAATAGCGCAGTGCTCCGCCACCGTGGGGAAATCCTTGGGGCCACGGTAGTGCGTAGGGGTAGAGGCGAGGTCAAGGTAGTGCCTTGGGGCCACGATGTGGTCGGGGGTCTCGTGGTACAGTTTCACCACCTTGGCCACGGTTGCCCTTCCGGTGGGTAGTACAATATACTGTAGGTCGTACATGGCTTTATCGGCCTCGGGGGTACCCCGGGGTAACCAAAGCATTTGATCCAGGAGGATACCCGTGTTCGACATATATGATGATGCTGGAGCGTTACTGAAGCGGCTCTACCCAGATGTCTCTCAACTTCCCAAGTTTGTCCTCATGGGCCAACCCAGGCAATTCGATCTTCCAAAGTATGCGTCCGATGACTTTGCCGTCGCGGTGCCGCTGCACGATGGGATCAAGTATGCTTACCCCTTGATGACCCCTGGGGCCACGGCGGTGAGTTGTCTCTACTTCGAACATACGCATCAAAATCTTCCTGCTGATCTTCGCAAGGAAGCGGCCACTCGATTGCTCGAAGCATGTGACCACCATTCCCTGGAGGTGACGGAAAAAGTTGCGGAATTAGCGACAGAGTATCAGGAAGAAGAAAAAACCGCAAGTTTTAAGACCCGGTTCCCGGACCAAGGGATCGAGGGCACCCCGTGGTTCCCTCTCTCGACGGCCGAACAAGTAAAGCTCGCGACAGACCTATACCCCCAGATCATCCGAAAACTGGCACCATCGGAACGACGGGAGTTTACCTTGAACCTGCAGAAACAGGCGTCGGCCCATGGGCTCGGGATGCCCGATACCGCTGCCCAGTGGGGCGGGAACGTCTTGGCCAAGGGGCTGGTGCTCGATGGCGTGGAGAAGCGGGCCTCCATGATGAATCCCCAGCAGGCCGAGTTGCTCCGGGGGGCGATTGACCAGATCCTTGTGATGTCACCCGAAAAGGTGGCATCGGTGTTTGAACAGCTGGATCAAGAGCTTGGGTTTGATGTCCTGTGGGACACCAAGCTGCGGGATCCCCAGGCTATCCATGGGTTTTCTGAACCTGAGGTCGAGTTGGTGAAGTTCGCGGAGTTCGAAATGTCACGTGAACATTGGGACGCAGCGTGCGATGCGGGCCTGTTGGATGTCTTCGAAGACGACACCAAACGGGCACTTCGCCAGCACCCCGAGGTGTTGGACGAATACACCGGGACCCCGGTGCTCCAGCACATCCTCGACGGGCTCGAATCCCTTGGGATCGTCCAGGGGGACAACTGACGGATAATCATGTATCGTGATGGCGATTCTGTAGCGATGAGGTGACTCTCGCGTGGACCAGAAACCCAGATGTCAAAAATTTCATCCCTATTCAATCGCCCAGAAATTCATCCCCTTGTACTCGACGTCGGGCTCGTTGAAATCTTTGGGCCCGAGTGGATCACGTGGGATGGGGACTCCGTCGCGATGGCGGCGGCGAGACAATCGGGCGGATCGGTAAGTCGAGCTACACAGTCGAAAATTAACGGGTTGCTTGTGCTTCACGGTACCCATGGGTATTGGGAAGACTGGCGGGCATTTGAGGATGTCTCCTGGGGACTGTCGGGCCATCAGGTTGACCTCGCGCAATTGACCCCCTTGACCGCCGTGGTGCTGCTCTATGGGTACCGCACGGCCAAGTGGATTGATTCCAAGAGTGAATTCTCTGATGACGTCATTGCCTACATCTTGGTCGTGATGTTGAGCGAGCAGTTCAGTCTATTGCCTACTGACCTTGGGTTCCTGCAGTCACGATTTCTTGAGGCTAATCCATTGGCCAGCAATAGGGCCGAGTTGGTGAAGGCGGGGTTGATCGCTGGGATCAAGACTCCAGCGAGCAATACCGAAGAGAATGCGATCTCGGTCGAGTTACTTCGACATTCGAATTTGGAAACAGTGTTGGCATCCTCGTGTTCCATCGAGATCATTACCCAGCAGGCTGATGCATTTGGGCTAGGCCGTACCGTGCGGGCAGTATTGGAGGTTTAGCATGAGTGTTACGTTTGGTAATCCAGATCGGCCCTCTACGGTTACGGACTTTGTCGCGCGGGGCGGTACCATTCGGTACCCAAACCCCTTCTTCGACGTGGCCCAGACCTACATGCCGACCACGGTCAAGCACCTGTTTAGTTTCTGCAAGACCTACTATCTTGGCAACGGGCTGGTCAACAACGTGATCAACCGGATGGCCTACTACCCAGTGACTAAGCTCCGGTACGGCCAGAAGACCAAGAACAAATCCACCGACGATTATGTCGAATTGTTTGAAGAGCAACTGAACCTTGAATCCTTCCTCATTGAGGTTGGGGTCAATGTCCTGGTGTTCGGCAACGCCTACATGTCGGTTCACTATCCGATCCGCAAGATGCTCACCTGCACGGCGTGCAAGCATGAGATGGCGGCCGACACGGTAAATTACAAATTCGAGCGATTTGAATTCAAGCTTAGTCCTTGTCCTCGATGCGGTTCCGTAGCGATCGCTACAGTACGGGACATGGCGATAGCATCGTCCAGGAAGATCAACTTGATCCGATGGGACGTGATGGACGTGGAGGTGTTTTTCAACCAAGCCAACGGGATGTCGTATTACATCTTGTCGGTCCCCATGACCACTGCCAAGGCCATTACCGAGGGCAACACCCTGTTGATCAACGATACGCCCCAGGTGTTTATCGATGCGGTCAAGCGAAAGGAGAAGATTCTTCTCAACAGCCAGAATGTATTCCACATGAGGCGCCCGAGCCTCGCGGGCCAGGACATGGGCCTGGGGATCCCGTTGGTTCTCCCGGCGATGAAAGACCTCTACCTCATGCAGGTGTTGAAGAAGTCCCAAGAGGTCATTGCCCACGAACATATCGTGCCCTTGCGGATCCTCCACCCCGCTACCTCAACAAACGTGGATCCAATCCAAACGATGGATTTGACTTCATGGCAATCGACTGCCCGGTCAGAGTTGGCCCGTTGGCGGCAAGATCAAAACTATATCCCGATGCTCCCGATGCCCATTGGGTTCCAGTATCTTGGGGGCCAGGGAAAATCACTCCTGTTGACCAACGAACTCAAGCAGTTGTCCGAGAGCATCGTGATGTCGTTGAACGCTCCAATTGAGTTTGCGTTCGGCGGTTCGACTTACAGTGGCAGTAGCGTGACCCTCCGGATGCTGGAGAACCAGTTCCTACGCCACCAGAGCCAGCTACTTAAGTTGGTCAAGTTCATCACTTCGTCGATCTGTAATGTCCTTCGGATCGAGCCCCCTACGGTTGAGTTTACTTCACTCCGGACGGCTGACGATATTCAGCGCAAGAGCATCCTGATGCAGCTGAACCAGATGAATCGAGTTTCCGCCAGGACATTGCTCGAGGAGTTCAACCTTGATCCTGCTGATGAAGAGAAGATGATCGAAACGGAGCTTGGGGCTCGTAACCGGATGGAACAAAAGCAATTCCTCCAAAGCGCTGAGAACCAAGGCAAAGCCCAGGTGATTGGCGCCAGGTACCAAAGCAACGCCCAGATGGAGGCCATGAAATCGACAAGCAGGCTCCAGGGAATGCCCTCGACCCAGGCGCAAGCCCAGGCGGAACAAGGGGGTGTCCAAGGAAGTCAGCCCGGGGGCCAGCCCGAAGGTCAGGAAGGCCCCATGGTGTTGTCGGAAAAGCAGATCAAGTCTGCAGTCAAGGAATTGACAGGGTTGCAGGAAGGGGAACGGGCCCAGGCGCTCCAGCAATTGGGTCAGAAGATTGACCCCCAGAGCCTCCAGATGATCATTGGGATCCTGGGCCAGAAACCCAATGACAATATGAAACCACTGCCGGATCAGCGGCCGCCTCGGCGCCACAAGGCCCTGGTGTAGCCGGTGGCATACTTTACAACTGAGGAATCCGACGGTCACGCTAAAGACGCGGTAGAACGGGCGATCAAAGAAGTCTTCACCGACATAACCGTGGGGGACAAGACCTTGCGGCTTGACGGTGTGCAGGTAGACCAGCGGCTTGACCCCCAGGATTACGAATCTCAGCGCCAAACCAAGTTGAAATCAGGGGTCTGGGGGATGTCGGTCTCGGGGCTGTTCTCGCTGTTGGATCAAAATGGAAAGGTCAAGGACACGGGTCGGGTCAAGCTCATGACCTTGCCGCAGAAGACTGCTCGCCATACCTTCATCTTTGGAGGCCAGGAGTATCAATTCGATACTCAGTTTCGACTCAAGCCAGGGATATACACCCGGGTGACGGACGCGGGAGAGTTTGCCTCCAGGATTTCGGCCGAGGGGAAATATTACCGCAATACCGAAATATTCTTTGATCCCCAGACCAAGGTCTACACCCTTGGGGTAGGGACTTCCCACGTACCCCTCGCGACCCTGTTGGATCTCATGGGGGTGTCGGTCCAAGAGCTTGAACTTGCGGTCGGCAAGGAGGTCGCAACCGCGAACCTGGGGAAGGCGAAGCCCGGGGACTACAGCAAGCTCTACAAGGCGTTGTTCGACCTGGACCCTGGACCTAAACCGGATTACCAGGTGATCGTCCAGGCGCTCCATGACAGCAAGCTTGATCCTGATGCCACCGAGTACACCACGGGCATGAGGTTATCTTCGGTCGACAAGACCGCGATCCTCACGACCATGAAGAAACTGTTCAAGCTGGTCAGAGGGGAGACAGAGGAGGATGACCCCAACAGCCTGGTGACCAAGTCGGTCCATTACTACGAGGACTATCTTCGTGAGTGGATCCTGAAACATGGAAGCGAAGTACGGCGAAAGATTTCCAACAAATTGCCTCACGCCAATAAGGTGGAGGATACGATCTCGACCTCCATCCTGATGCCGGCGATCGGGAAGCTCTTTACCGCGACCCCGTTGGCTCAACGGCGCGAACAGCACAATGTCGTAGACATTCTGTCGGGTACCGGCAAGACAACGCTCCGGGGTCCCGGGGGGATATCAGACCCCAACATGATTCGGGACGACATGAGGACGATCCATTCGTCCCACATGGGGTTCTTGGACCCGATCAAGACACCGGAAGGTTCGACCATCGGGACAACCTTGTTCTTGTCTTCGTTGGCCAGGAAGCGGGGCAACGAACTGGTCGCGACCTTCATGGACGTGAAGACTGGCAAGGAGGTGGACCTCACGCCCAAACAAGTGTTCGACACCGTGGTGGCGTTCCCTGACGAGTATGACTTTGAGGTCAAGCCACCGAAGGCAAAATCCAGCAAGGTGATGGCTTCCCACCGGGGTGACGTGCGAGACTACCCGCCATCCGAGGTTCAATACGTCCCAGCTTCCCAGGCGGGACTGTTCCACCACACGACCAACCTGATCCCTTTTCTTCGATCGAACAACGGCGTCAGGGCCATGACGGCGTCTCGTCAGATCGAGCAGGCCATCTCCTTGACCCATCGGGAAGCCCCCCTGGTACAACTGAAGTACGGTCGCTCCGATTCGACCGCTGAGCAGGGGTTCGGTCGCTACCTTGGGGCCAGCCTCAGTCTAGTGGATGGTGAAGTTTCGTCTGTCCGGCAAGGCAAAATCATCGTGAAGGACAAGGCCGGGGCTTCCTCGGTAGTCAACACGTATCGAGATTTTCCACTCAACAACTCCAAGGGGTACATCAACTCCGAGGCCTTGGTATCCGTGGGGGATAAGGTGAAGAAGGGTCAGGTGTTGGCCGATACCAATTACACGAAGAACGGGACCCTTGCCCTTGGGACGAACCTTCGGGTCGCGTACGTCCCGTGGAAGGGCCTGTTGTTTGAGGATGCCTTGGCCATCAGCGAGTCCGCAGCCACCAAGCTGACTAGCGATCATCTCCACCAGTTCGTCGTGGAGTTGGGGGAGAAGTCGATCTCGGGTCGAGACAAATTCCGTAACTATTTTCCCAACAACATCTCCCATGCCCAGTCCCAGAAATTAGACTCCGACGGCGTCATCACGGTGGGGCAGGAAGTCAGCCGAGGGGATTACCTCTACGCGGGAATGTTTGAGAAAGAAGTTGATCCGGACAGCGAAGCGATCCTTCGGGTCGGGACCCGGGCGTTCCAATCGTTCGGTGACTCCTCGATCCAGTGGGAGAAAGATTACCCCGGGGTCGTGACCGCGGTGGAGAAGTTCGCCAAAAAGTACATCGTCCACGTGAAGACCAAGGAACCGGCCGTCGAAGGAGACAAGCTGGTTGGGCGCCACGGGAACAAAGGGATCATCAGCAAGATTGTCCCGGATGCCGAGATGCCCCATGACCTCGAGGGCAAGCCATTCGAAATCCTGATGAACCCCGCGTGTTACGACGACAAGACAGAAGTTTTGACAGAAAATGGGTGGTTGCCTTTCTCACAGGTTAGTCAAGGCGACGTCGTAGCGTCTATGCATCCAAACGGAGAGTTAGTATATGAAAGTGTGCTGGCAGTTCATCGAAGTTTTTATGTTGGGCCAATGTACAGGATCAAGAATAAAAAACTTGACCTTATGGTAACGCCAAACCATAGGATGTACACGCGAAAAGGAGACAGCAATGAGAAATCGCCGTATGAAATCAATGAAGCGAAGAAAATTTTTGGCCAGCGGCGCTACTACTTAAAGAATTCTGAAAAATGGGTGGGTAGTTCTGCAGAGGTTGTGCGCTTCGGAGAACCTGAAGATCGTGATGGTACTGGGCCAAAAGCCGACCCAAGAAAACTGGAAATAGCCCCCAGTGAATTTGCCGAGTTCCTAGGAGTGTTCATCGCCGAAGGCTGGGCGTGTAGGCGAGAGGGTGGCATCTATGATGTGGGTTTAAGTCAGTCACAGAGATTGAATCCAGATAAATGCGTGGAGATCGAACGCTTTTTGGCTCTATTACCGTGGTCGTTTTCCAGGCGTGAAAGAGACAACGGTCAAGTTGAGTGGACTGCACGAAATAGGGAATTATGCCTTTGGCTCATGGAACATGTGGGCACAGGGGCCAAGAACAAACGTATACCACGCCAGGCACTGGCGTGGCCGAGCGCTACCTTAGAATTACTGCTTAACGGGCTCATGCTGGGCGATGGATCGACACGAAATTCACCTCAAACGTCCCACTACGACAACCGGAGGTATTTTACGGCCTCGAAAGGTCTGGCGGACGACGTGCAGGAACTTGCGCTTAAGCTTGGTGTTTCTGCACAGATAACGACACAAATTAGTTGTTTCAGAGAAACCGTTACGGATATCTTTGTGGTCAGTTTTTTGAAACGGTCAACACCTTCTGTTAATTGGCCAGGGAAAAAACATGCACAAGTGGAAAAGTGGGTACATTACGAAGGCGATGTATTCTGCTTGACTGTTCCCAGCGGGCTACTGTATGTTCGTAGGAATGGTGTGCCAGTATGGTCTGGTAATTCTGTCGTCGGGCGTGTGAACCTGGGGCAAGTGTACGAGACCCTCGTGGGCAAGGTGGCGGCCAAGACGGGGAACCCCGTGGTGGTGGACAACTTCGCCTCCGAGCAAGACAACCATAAGTACGTGGCCGACATGTTGAAGAAGCATGGGCTTCAAGATCGCGAAATCGTGGTGGATCCGGTCGACGGACCCACGGAAAACCCGGTGCTCACGGGCAACCAATACATCTTTAAGTTGACCCATCAGGTTGATAAGAAGCTATCGGCTCGAGGGGCAGTGTCCAAGACCACGGGGGAAAGGCTCCAGTACACGGGTGACAAGATTCCATCGAAGGGCGGTTCCGAAGGTGGCCAATCGATCGGTATCCTCGACACCTACGCCCTGTTGGCCAACGGGGCAACGGCGAACCTCAAGGAGATGTTCTCGTACAAGGGGGACGCTCAGAATGCTTTGTTTTGGTCAACATTGAAGAACGGAGGTGTCTTGCCGGCCGCCGAGGTGCCGTTCACCGCAACCAAGTTTCTCGCGCTCCTGGAAGCCATGGGGGTACATGTCAAGAAGGATGGCAATTCGCTCCAACTGCTCCCCATGACGGATCGAGACATCGAGACCATGTCGGCCGGCGAATTGAAGAACCCCGGCCAGGCGCTCGACGCGAAGCTCCGGCCGTACCAAGGGGGTATCTTCGATTCCCAACGGACCGGTGGGCTCCATGGCAAGAAGTACACCCACATGAACCTCCCGTTCCCCGTGGTCAACCCGGTGACGCGGGACGGTGCCGTCAGGCTGTTGGCCTACCACCATCCCGATCACGGCGGAACCCTTGTGGACAAGATTCTCGAGGGGCACCTGGGGTTGAATAAGAAAGGCGATATCGTCCCGGTCGTTGAAGCCACGGTCGTGGGGGGTGCGGCGGTGCAGAACCTGTTGGCCCGGATCGACGTGGACAAGAGCCTCAAGACCGTGGAACAGGATCTCGAGACCGCGGCACCGTCGAATGTCAACACGATCAACAAGACCCGCAAGTACCTCAAGGCCTTGAAGGAGTTGGGCTACACGGCCGACCAGGCCTACTGCCTTACCAAATTTCCCGTGCTGCCACCGTTGTTCCGCCCCATCGTGGTGAATAAGAACGGGACCATCAGCAACGAGGATATCAATGAACTGTATCGTAAGCTCGGGGAGACGATCGAGGCGGTGAACCAAGGGGATAAGAAGTTACCTCCCGAAATGATGGCCCAGCGGTCTGCCGCGATCCAGGACATGGTCGACGCTGTCGCGATCTCGGGGTACAGCGCCCACAACCGAACGATGAAGGGGGTGATGCAGTTGATCTCGGGCACGAGCCCGAAGTACGGATTCTACCAGAAGAAGGTATTGAAGCGTCGGCAAGACCTCAGCGCCCGCAGCACCATCGTGCCGAACCCCGAGCTCGACGTCGACACCATCGAGGTGCCGGACAAGGCCCTATGGGAACTGTTCGGCCCGTTCGTCACCCGGTCGCTCGTGCAGTCGGGATATCCGGTCGCCAAGGCGGCGGAGCATGTGAAGGACAAGACCGAGGTAGCCAAGACCGCGCTGCTCAACGAGCTAAAGGATCGTCCCGTCCTGATGAAACGAGATCCTGTGCTCCACAAGTTTGGTATCCAGGCGTTCCATGCGAAATCTTCGTCCGGCAACACGATTCGGATTCCCCCGAGCGTGACGACGGGATATGGGGCAGATTTCGATGGGGACCAAATTTTGGACACTGTTGTTGTATTTGCAACGGATTCGGTTTTGTGCCAGCATATACTGGAACAAGGAGCCGAAGACATGACTGCACGTTTGAAAACTGTGTTACCGACGATGGACATCCACGGGATGGTGTTCCTGTTAGACTTGCAGGATTTTCCTCACGGTGAATTGATTGGAGCTAAGCAAGGAGAAAAGGGTCCCATCGAGTTCTACGCGGTGCCCAATGGAGTTTACGTTCTAGCCTTAGATGAGACTGTCGGCGCACTGGTGTGGTCACCCGTGACCGTATGGTCGAAGCATCTGGATCGTGAAATAGAGATCATCACACTGGCATCTGGACGACAGATCGTATCGGACGACGATCCCCGTGCGGTCTACGGAATGGCCGCTGGTACGTTACTTTACGGACGCTTTCAACCTGCTACCGCAGTCGAGTCTCGGGTGCTGGTTCCTCGAGGCCAGCGCTTAAGCATCCCTGAAATACTACACAATGCATTCACAGGGGCGGAGAACTCTAATAGGCCTCGATCACACCAAGTATTTCCGGAAGTTGTACTGACAGAGAAACTCGGTTATTTCCTTGGGGCTGCCGCTGGCGATGGATGGGTTTCTTCTATAGATCAGATCTGCCTAGCATCGATAGATGATGATGTGGTACTCCGGTTTGCCGAAGGCCTCGCGGAGATGATGCAGACAGGGCTTGTGCCTTTTAGTCTCGCGCACGTCACCACATCCTACGGTGAAAGCCGAAGAGCCTCGTTTTCTGCGAGTAGTGCTGGCAAAGTTCTCGCGGGATGGATTGGAAAAGGTGCGGAGAACAAACACTTGCCTCCGTTCTTTTTGACATCTCCATTGGAATTTAGAAGGGGCTTGTTCGCGGGGTTGATGGATACCGACGGATCGATTTCGGTTTCTACAGCTAAAAGCAAGCCTCAGTTGATGTCCAATTTTACGAGCATCAGTTTGCGCCTGGTTCGTGAGGTACTGTTATTAGCGGCGTCACTAGGAGTACGTGGACGTATCACGGCTTTTAAGTCGTCCTCTACAGGTAAGCCCTCATGGATAGTTAGCTTCTCAAACTACGATGTCAAGAGGTGGGGCGGCGCAGGTATGGCGTGCTCACATAAACTGGAGCTATTACGTTCAATCGAGATAGGGATTACCCCATCTCTCGTGCGCCACGATCTTGTTCCTATCTCTGTTTCCTTGGCCCAGCACATCTACAAAAGTATTCCTATGGAACGCAGCGCCCCGCAGGCTCGCAAGAATGCGTATTTCAACTTTAACAAGGCAGCGAAAGAAGGCTATGTAACACGAGATGCTGCTGAACGAGTCACATCTTACGTGTCAATAAATCAGATTGTGGCCCACCCCGATGGCGCTCTGTGGTGGAACATCGTCCAGCAGACGGATGTTACGTGGGACATGGTGGAATCCGTGGAGGTCACGGGTATTCGGGAGACGGGTTACGACCTCACGGTCCCGGGGCACGAGACCTTTATGAACGTCGAGGGTGTCGTGCTGTCCAACACCGTATCGGTCTACGTCCCGGCCACCGAGGCGGCGAAGGAAGAGGCCAAGGGTCTCGTCCCGAGCCGGAACCTCTTCGGCGTGAAGTCCGGATCCCTGATGCACAAGCCCCAGCATGAGCAGCAGTTGGGGCTTTACCTGTTGACCGAGGAGGGGAGGAACACAAACCAGGTGTTCCAAAGTTTCGACAAATTGATGGAAGCGTATGGCCGTCGACAGGTTCGCCTCCAGGACGTCGTGACCTTTGGGGGGCGCAAGACGACCTTAGGACGCCTCCTGGTGGCCAACGCGATCCCCATGGGTCGTCTACATGACGACTGGTACCAGAAGATCGCGTACGACCGAAAATTCCGTCTGGACAAACATCAGGTCAACAGCCTGATGGTCCAGGTGGGCAAGACCCAGCCGGCCGATTTCCCCCAGTTCCTCACGACCATGCGGCAACTGGGGGACAAGGCTGCCTTTACCCTCGGGGCGTCGGTCAGCATGGCGGATCTCAAGCCGATGAAAGATTTGGCCAAGCATCTTCCCAACGCCACGGACTCGGTCCGCCGGATCGAACAGTACAGCACGGCCCGTGATAAGGTCGAGCACGAGGCCAAGCGCCGGCTCTCGGCCCAGGACAACGGGTTGTACAAGACCGTTGTCTCGGGTGCCCGGGGGACATTCGACCAGTTGAAGCAGATTGTCTTATCGCCTGGCATGATTTCAACGGAGGCGGGCCGCGTGGCCCCCAAGCCGATCAACCGGTCGTATGCCGAAGGCTTGAAACTCGGGGACTACTGGACCACACTCCACGGGGCTCGGCTTGGCATGATCTCGAAGTCCCGCGGGACCGCGCTCCCGGGGTACCTGTCCCGCCAGATCATCAGCACGGTGGCAGATGCCCGGGTTACCACGGAAGATTGCCAGACGAGCCAGGGGATATACGAGGATGTGAAGAGTCGTGACATCATCGGGCGTTACCTGGCCAAGGCCCAGAAGATCGGGAACAAGTCAGTAGCTAAGGACACTCTTGTGGATGGCACGGTCGTGATGTCGGCCCGCAACGCAGGGGTATCGAAACTGTTGGTCAGGACTCCGTTGAAATGTGAAGCTCATGATGGCATCTGTGCCAAGTGTTTTGGCCGGTGGCACGACGGTAACGATCCGTCCGTCGGTACCAACATCGGGGTGATCAGTGGCCAGTCCCTTGGGGAACCCACGACCCAGTTGTCCATGAAGCTGTTTCATGAAGGCGGCGTGGCATCCAAGGCTTCGAAACTCGTGGATCAGTTCGCCGTGGCCGAGACCCTGCTGAAAGCGCCGCTTCGTCTTAAGGACGAGGCCGTCCTGAGCCAGGTGACCGGTACCGTGACATCGATCAACAAGACCGCGACCGGATGGAAGGTCTTCGTTGGGACCAAGGAACAATTTGTCCCGGCGTCCAGGACCCTGGAGGTTAAGGTTGGGACCAAGGTTCAACAAGGGGACAAGATTTCGTCTGGTCAGGTGAATGTCCACCAGCTCGCCAGCCTCGCGGGCATTGGGGCCGCGCAGAACCACATGGTAGGGTCTCTCCACGAACTCTACGGACCCCTTGGGGTTGACAAGCGCCACATCGAAACGGTGGTGCGCCACATGACTGACCTCGGGGTGGTGGATCAGGCCGACGGTGCCTCGGGGTTCGGGCGTGGTGATGTCGTCTCGATGGCCAAGATCGAGGCGTTCAACCGCCGCTACATGGCGCCCGACTGGGCCATTGGAAAAAAACTGGCGGAGAAGTACCTCAAGTATGGCCGTGGCACCGAGGTGACGGACCTGGTGGCCAAGGACCTCAAGGATCACAATATCAATAGGGTCAAGATTGAAGATGGCGGGGCTGTCAAGGCCAACCCAATGATCCGGGGGGTCAACACCATGCCCTTGATCCGGACGGATGATTGGGCAGCCAAGATGTCGTTCGAGCGACTCCGCGGCACCATGGAGACCGGGGTCCTGACGGCCGCGAAGGCCGACATAGCGGGTCGGTGGCCCCTGCCGTCCATCGGGTTCGGCAAGATTCAAGATCCCAAAACAGCAGGGTAATGGTGCTGAACCGCGATGATCAGCTCACGAGCCTGAAGTTACCAGACCCTGGGGGCGGGTGGGTACCGCCGGATCGGCCTGTCCTGATTGAAACGGCGGAAGTCGTGCGGGTGGATCCAGATCTGTGGACGTGTGATCTGGAATGCAAGTTCTCGGGCCGTAGACCGTCGAACATTGAGATCGGGGGCCTGGGGGTCAGTCGCAACGGCACCATGATGGGGTACATGCCCCAGGTGGGGGACAAGTGCATCGTGGCCCACCTGTCGGACGTCCGGAGCCCCGTGATCCTGATGTTCCTCCCGGTGGTGGCCCAGAGGGGCTACGCCCGGGGTCGCCGCAAGGCCATGCGGCCGGGTGACACCATGATGTCGTCGGAATCAGGGAACTACGTCCACGTGCATGCCGGTGGAATCGTCGACATCGCGGCCGACCCCGTGACCCGCCGGATCTTCATCCCCCTGCTCCACCAGATCAAGGACATCTGTGAAAACTATACCCTCGAGACCGCCGGGGGCGAGTTCCGTTGGAAGAACCGTCGGGATGAGAAGGGGATCGACGGGACCCCGGTGGAGCTGGTCTACGAGGTCAAGGAATTCAGCAAGGGTGAGGTGGTCTTGGTGTTGAAGCAAGGGAACGTGACCGACGTGACCGACATGCCAGACCGTCCCGTGGACCACAGGGCTGTGCAAAAGGATGGCGAAGAAGTGTTTCGCTGCACTGTCGACCGGGCCGGTAACCTCAAGGTCACGGCCGCGAGCACGACGCTCGAATTCACTGATGATTTCGACATGACGGTCGAGGGTGAATTCAACATGTCGGCTACCGGGAAGGCGAAACTAAATGGAGACTCAGGCGTAGAATTGGCAAATGCCACGGAACCAGCGGTCTTGGGCACGACCCTCAAGACCCAGTTGGAGGCGTTCCTCACGGGTATGTCCGTCTTGATGGACAGCCTGGCGGCCACGGGGGCCGCCTTGGCTGTTGCGGCGCAAGGTCCTTTGGCAGCCCTACAACCTGGGTTCCAGCAGATTGCCCCTGCGGTCACGACTACCAAGGGGTCGATCGAGACGTTCAAGACTTCCCTGGCCCAGGCGTTGGCTCGTGACACCAAACTATCGTAGACTAGAGTCATGGCGAACCTGTTCAAACCCAAGCCCCAGTTGACCGACACGTTCGAGAAGGCCGCGAGCCTCAGTATCCAGTTGGCCAACCCGCCGGAGGACTGGGAATCCGAGATCACGGACTACGCCTACCGGTTGCACCCCTGGCTCGTGGACTTTACCATCGCGATCGAGTTTCTCAAGAAGTTGCCGGATCGTCAGTATGGGATCGGGAGCATCTTGGTGTCGGCCAAGCAGCCAATTTCGCCCGAGCGTCAGCTCGGAAGCGCCTTCCAGCAAGGACCACAAAGTCAAGGAGCTGAGCAGGAGGTAATGGCCAGTATCCCGTTGATCATTGCCGAGGGGACCCTCGCGCCGCTCGATATCTTCATCTCGGGATCAACGGTCTGTGCCCTGGACGAAGACAATTTCAAACGCAAGGCTGGGGAACTCACCCAGATGGGCAAGTATACGGGCCGGATTTCGTCCGACCCCACGCTCATTGGGTACCTATGGCCACCGTCCCGTACGTTCTTTTTTGGGTCCGGGGGCATGGACATGGGGTCCGCCATGATGGGGGGTGTCAAGCTGGCGGAAGACAGTCGTCTCGACGATGCCAAGTTTTTCTACAAGGCCCAGCGTCTTGGGGTTGAGGAACTTGAGATGTTGTCCGATTTCACAGGTGTGCCGTTTTCAGACCGGTTTTCCAAGGGGGCTGCTTATGTGAACCCCCAGAAGGTCAAGATCCTGCAGGAGAAGGTCGCCCAGGAGCCTGGGCTGGCCGATATCCTGGGGCCTTTGATCGAGGCGTTGGCCGGGACGTCCTCAGGAGTCCCGCCGGTCCGGGGGCCAGTGGTCCAGGTGCTCCAAGGGGTTGATGGAGCCACCGTCCGGGCCACCGACCCCACGGGGTTTAGCTTTACCCGCGGGGCTTCGATCGACATCCCCGGGGGCACGGACATTGGCAACGGGATGTTCTGCAGCCTCAAGCCCACGGCCACGATTAAATCGTCGAACGCCACCACCGTGAAGTTCGAATACCCGGCGGTCTGCGCCGCGACCCTGCAGGACGGCCAGGATCAGAAAGTTGGGTTCTTGGTCTCCACGGTGGTGGACCTTGACGGTAACCCCACGGGCAAGAGTCTGTTTGTCGATGCCAAGCGTCAATCCTGGGCCATGGAGTCGACACTCTATTGCTCCGTGGGCCGGGAACTCCAGGACATGAAAGGTGGGGTGCCCCAGGGCACTGGTTTCTTCCTTGCGGAAGGTGAAAAAGGACTTGTCGCCATGGTCCCCATGACCGTCCGGTCTATTGCCAAGGCCAAGGAAGGGACATGCTACTTCTGCACAGTCCACGAGTCTGGAGTGGCGTCCCGCGGGTTCCCGATGGACACGAGCCTCAAGGTCTACGTGGCCCAGGGGCTCCGGAGTCCCATCTATAGCCCCGAGACCCAGGTCCTCACGGTTCCGGCATTTTTCAAGTGGGTTCCACTTGGGGATACAAGGTTTCGGCCGTTCGCCCCCCTGCGGGTGGACCCGACGGTCAAGGTCATGAAGCTGGCGAGTAACCTGTTTGCTCTCGAGGGCCAGGCGGTTTCCTCGATCGTGACCGAACCATTGGATTCAGATGATACCGCGCTGGTCTTGCTGGCCACCGGGGTGCCGGCCAATCAGGTCGAGACCGTGTTGGACAAGGTGGCGGACGAGGGGCTCGTGGAACTCACGGGGTGCCGTACCCTTGTCCCGAGGGGCAAGGTCTCGGTGGAGATCCCCTGGGTAGACATCGAATTCCTCAAGGCCGCGGCCATGCTGGACGATCCCAACAGTGTCGACGCTGTCCTGGGGCTTGGGCTCCTGGATACCGAGATCGAGAATGACTACAACTCGATGGCCCAGGACCTGGAGCGAGCGCAACAGAAGGTTGCACGGTTGCTACTCCTGAGCCGCCTGGGGATGCACGAGATCCCCGAGGGCCCGGCCAAGGTGGTGATGACCCGGATGCAACCCATTATCGACTCCCTGCGGGCAATCTCGCTCCAGGGGCTTTATCGATGAGCCGCCGTGGAGATCCCGGCGCGGGAATTCTACCGGTACCTCTTGCTCTGCGGGCATGATGCCAGTGGGATCACCAGGTCACTGGATGATCACCTCGTATTCCTGCCACCCAACACCGATCAATATTTCGACGAGCAGCGCGAGTGGGCCCTGGGGCTCCTGGGTCAAGGGCATCATCAAGTTACCCAGGCGATCCGTAAGGCCGGGTACTATGACATGTGGGCAGCACATCGGCGCCGGCGGGCAGGGGAATCGTGCCAGGTGGCCTACTCGCTGGTCAACAACCAGATGTTCCGTAACCCGATCGAAGCCTTGTTGCTCAACGGGTACACCGACGACGAGGTCGCGGGTGCGATCAACCGGTCCATCACCCATCCCCACGCGGTCAAGCTCCAGGACATCACGGCGTACCGTAGGTATTTTTTTAACCCCCGGATTCTCAAAGCCCGGGACATCTACTACCTCACGCTGAAGTGTGGGTGGCTCCGGTATTCCCTCCTGGGGCTCGAGCCCACGTTTTTGGAATTCGCCTTGAGGCTTCGGTATAGTACCGGCAGAACCATTCAGGAGACTGCCTACATCCGCGGGTTGCAAACTTGGCTCGTTACGCTAGAATCATTACCCATCCGGACGGATCGCGAGGGGATCAAATCTCTCTCGGGATTCCTCTCATCCGTCAAGACGTTTGACCATAGCGATCATTTCAAAAAACCTGAAGACACCTTGATCGTAAAGTTGATGACTGAAAACGCAAGTCCCCTGGAGGTTCTGTGACGCAACACCTGCAAGTTCAACGAAGCCTTGAGGTCGGGGGGATCCCCGTGTCCTCGATTGCCAACCAGGCGGCCAGCCTGGTGGGGTCATATTTCCATAAAGCTGGTCCCCACGTGGTCGTGGACTACAAGTACGATGCCCCGACGAACAAGTTTCAATTCCATATTTTTCCCAGGGTTCCGGACTACGAGACCTTCCTGCCCGACAACCAGACGTTTGCCAAGGCCATGGAGGGGGCGGTCATCGAGGTGTTGGGCAAGTCGGTCCAGGTGGACGCTGAATTTCATGAGGAAGAGGGCGTGAGCCCCTCGGGCCACCGGCTTGACACAAGGGTCATGGCCTATTGGCGAGATCCCTCGGGCGCCATCCAGTACTTCCGTGGATCCAACGGCAGGATGACGGATCGGAAACACAAAAACCCGGTTCCAATGGTGTGGTTCAGCGTGGGGACCGGGGCAATTTTGCTCGACCCCAACCTGGTGCTCGAGCGCATCGCGGGAGCAATTGTTGCGCGAGCCGAGAAGTTGGCAGGAAAGCCCTAAACCGCTGCATCGATGGAAGCCTCCACCTGATCCCAACGCCACCACCGACGTCCAGGTGGTGGAGCAACTTCCATCTAGCCTTGCGGTCAAGATCATCCGGCTGCGGGATGGCGGCGGGATGCCCTTCACCTTTACCCGCAGGCCGTACCTGTATCCACTGTACGACCGATGGCACAAGCGCATGGTTGTCATTGGGGGCCGTCAGATAGAAAAAAGCTCGTTTTTATCAAACATGATGCTACTCCCTGCGGTAGCGCAACTCGACGGGCTCCGGGGATTCCGAACCCTGTACGTCGCGCCAACAGACAAGCACACCCGGACATTCGCCTATGACAAGCTCGACGGCACCCTACGGGCCAGTCCCCTGTTGCGCGAACTGTTGGGCAAGGAGGTGGTGGATAACCTGTACCACAAGGAGTTCTCCAACGGCTC